GCTGATTACCGGAGTGGCGTTCCAATGTAGCGCTACAAAATCTATGACCTCCTGCTGTCGACGTCGATCCGCGTGGCTCTCATAGATTGGTATGGACATGGCGTGTGCTCTGATCTGAATTGGCCCGGTATGGCACGCAAACATAAAAACAACAAACGCAGGAACAACAACAAAATCAAGGCTCGGGTAAGCACATGCCCAGCTGACAAACTTGGGAACGATGTGCCGGCGAAGCATCGCACATGGTTCGATGATGTGCTCGACGAGAACGATGAGCTGACGGGCTCGATATTGCTGGAGCCGCGCGAGCAGCTCGATGAGGCGATCGTCGGATGGGACATGGAAGGCCGCAATGTCATCTACAGCTATGAGAAGCTGGTGGCAGCATTCTATGAAGCCTTCGATGATGAAGACGAAGATGACCGCATGGTGACCGCCATTGAGTGGGTCGATTATAATGTGGTGCGCGGAGCGGAATACATGGGCGAGCGTCGGCCGATCATAATACGCACCGGCGAGCGCGAGTGATTTGAAGGGCTCATAGCTCAATGGTTAGAGCAGTCCCCTCATAAGGGATTGGTTCTCGGTTCAAGTCCGGGTGGGCCCACCAAATTGATTTCATTGGATATCAGCTACTTGCGGATATCTGAGTGAATAGTTGGTCAAATACATTGACACAGCTCACACGCTGGTCAAAGTCATTGGCTCACACGCATAACGCATATGAAACAAGACAAAACACTAGATCAGCTTGAACAGCTGGTAGAACGCCACGCCGAGCTCCGCAAGGACATGCTCAAGGCCGAGAAGGAAATCAAAGCCCATCTCGAAAAGCACCTCAAAGGAGCGAGCGGCGAGAAACTCGCCCGGGTCATCGACCTTGGCCTCAAACTCAAGTACGGCCATGCCTAATTGGGTGATGAACGACTTCGTGGCGTACGCCGCCACGCGTGAAGAGCTCGACGCTCTTCTCGACACCATCCTCAGCAAGTCTGAGAAGGGGGAGGCCACCTTCGGTCGGCTCTTTCCTGACTACGACCCCAAGCGTGAGGATTGGTATGATTGGAACGTGAAGAACCTTGGCACCAAGTGGGAGCCTACGGATCTGGACGTCTATGGCCCGATTAACGCAGACAAGGCCTATGGTCCACGCTCTTGGCGTCTCGACCTCGTATTCTCCAGCGCTTGGAGTCCGCCTCTCGGCATCATGAATAAAATCGCGGAGAAGTTCCCCAAGCTGAAGTTCCGCATCAAATACGATGAGCCGGGCATGGCCTTCAAGGGCCACCAATGGTGGAACAACGGCAAGATGACCAAGGACTCGTACACCGACTACTGATATGCCCATCACGCACAACAGGCCCAGCCCCAAGCTCGTGGCCGCAGACGTCGAGGCCGACCATGAGCGTCGCGCAGCGTTCGCGGCTTATCGGCTTGCCGGCATGGGGGCCAAGGTCAAAGTCAATGGCATCGCGTACGACAACAACAGCAGGGGCCTCCTGCTGGATCTCGTCAATGACATGACGGGGCGCATCCCGCACGAACACATTTCCCAACCCAACACAAAATGAGCGAACAAGAAAACAACCGCGTCACGATCAATGACGCTGAAAACTACCACGACGCAGACGTGGTCATAACCAACCCGCAGGCCATCGTCCCGATGTTCTACCGGTCCGACGTCGGCCTCAACCAGAGCTATATCAAGAAGGTTCTGGACCATGGCATGCACACGGCCCGCAGGATCGTGGATGAGCAGGGCGAGCCCACCGATGACATGCTCATCGGGAGCGCGTTCCACGCCATCATGAGCGGCAAGCAGGACATCATCGACTCCTTCATCAAGGTGCCGAAGGTGGATCGTCGCACCAAGGAGGGTAAGGCGCTCCATGCGTCCTTCCAATCCCTTGCGGCTGACGGCAAGACCATCATCGGCGAGAACCTGTGGGAGCAGGCCGAGGCCCTGACCGGCGGAGCCAAGCGTGTGCTTGAGTCCGCGGTCGACCTCAAGTCCGGCAAGCTCATCACCGAGGTTCCTCTCAAGGGCACGGCCAAGGCCACTTATCGCATGCGTGACGACTACGCCGGCTATTGGTCCAAGGACATCAAGGATGACGACAGCCATCAGCTTGTCATCGAGCGCGTGGTCAAGGGCCAGCTCGACGCCATCTTCGTGCCTGACAGCGACAAGGATCCCATCGTGGTCATCGACTACAAGACGGCTCCCAGCTCGACGATGGGCAAGGTCATCAAGAAGGCCCGCGACGACATGTGGAAGCTTCAGGCTTCGCTCTACGCCGGCCTCGCGTCCGCGTACTACAACAGGCCGGCATTGGTCATGTACATCGTGGCCGGCAAGGATACCGGTGCTCCGCGCGCTTATCTGTTCGGACAGAAGTCCATCATCGAAGGACGCCAGATGCTCGCTAACGGCATCATGCGTATCGCCACTCAGTCGCTGGATCAGAACATGACCGACGACGAGTACTTCGGCATCGCCGTCATCTGATATGAGCTCATCCGAACACATCCAGCGCCTCGGCTTCGACGCGTGGGCTGACAGCAAGCTCGTCAACGCCATCGAGGACACGCCCTACATCATGCAGGGCGAGGGCAACGTCACCTACGAATACGAGGACGTCACCATCAGGCTCGATTGGAAGCCTGATGGCTACACGGCCAGCATCCGGGCGCATACGCCCGAGGGCTGGAAGGAACGCTCGACCAGCCACAGGCGATGAGTGACCTTCCATTCAAGGGCGTCTGGATACCCGCCAAGATATTCAGCGACATCACGATCAGCACGAACGCGAAGTTCCTATGGTCCATCATCCACATCCTCTCGAACGAGAAGGGCTGCTACGCGTCCCGGGCAACGCTCGGTGCGTACTTGAACTGCTCTGACCGGAACGTCCAGCTTCTGATCGGTGAGCTGGAGCTTGCCGGCCATATCAAGCGCGACCCTAACGGCGTCCTCTGGGATATCGTCACGCTCGCCTTGGATGGGGGTGAAGAAAACTTCACCGGGGGGGTGAAGAAAACTTCAGGGGAGGGGCGAAAGAAACTTCACCCAATAGATACTAATGATATAAACGATAGGAATAAGATACAGGCGGGGGAGGAGTTTCAGGCCATTATCAAGGATTGGCCCAAGGACCTCTGGAACGCTTGGGGTGACTATGTGGCCCTCAGGCGTCAGCGCAAGTGGACCACCAGCCTCAGCTGGCAGGTCAAGCAGGCCAAATACCTGTCTGGCTTCGATCCTAGCGCCTCCATCGACGCTCTTGAGACCTCGGGCCGCAACGAGTGGCAATCCGTCCATGTGAAGGCAGCCAAGGGGGCTTATGGACGTCCTGCCAAACCCGCTCACACCGACGCCGACCACGCCAAAGGCTTCTGACCCATGAAACAGATCGAACAAACCAAATACTACGTCCTGCCGGACGGCTCAGTAGTCAGGCCCCTCAAGCCTAGGCTCAAGGGCAACATCCGGTATTGGAACCTGTGCATCAACGGTAAGCTCAAGGCCTTCAGCCAGAAGACCCTGATCAAGCTCTACGAGCAGAACAATGGCTGACCACTTCTGCCTGAATTGCGCCGGCCCTATCAAGCTCCACTCCATGGAGGTGGCCGGACGCGTCATCCACCTGTCGCCGGCCAAGTACTGCTCCAAGGACGCATGCGTGGCCATCGCTGAGGCCGAGCGGGCCAAGGAGTTCCATGTCCACATGCCGTCGAACACCGACGGCTGCCCGGAGCTGTTCAAGGACACGGATCCCAAGAGGCTTCCTCCCGTGCTCGCCGCGCTCGCGACGACATGGCACCCGGAGACCCAGAAGAAGTCCCTGCTCATCCACGGCGTCACCCGCAAGGGCAAGACGAGGTGCATGTGGTTCATCCGCAACCGGCTCAAGGGCCTTGGCATCTCCATGAAGGTGATGACCATGTTCGAGCTTGAAGCGGACATGGCCGCAGCTTGGGGCAAAGAGCGCTGGGATCAGGCCATGAAGGCCCTGATCGAAGCCGAGGTGCTCGGGTTGGATGACTTGGGTAAGGAGAAGATGACCGAACGCATGGCCTCCGTGCTGTTCGCCATCATCGACCAGCGGGCCCAGCATAAGCGAGCCACAGTCATCACGACCAACCACACCGGCGCGAGCCTAGCCGAACGCTTCCACGACAAGGAGGTTGGCAACGCCTTGCTCGCGCGGATCAAGGACAAGGACTTGTTCAGCGTCGTCGGCGTGGCGCCCGGAGCTGAGACCCCAGAGATGCTATGAGCGAGAAGCCGCCGTTTGATATGAGCCTGTTTTGCTGGGGCGTTGTGATTGCCTTGCTTTACCTAATCATTGGACGACTCGAAGATGTCATCAAACTATTGGAGGCAAACAAATGAGCGAACCGAAGCGATACGCCATCCGTGGATTTTCTGCGGCATTGGTTGAAGAAGAAAACGGAGTCTTTGTCCGCTACGAGGACTACGCCCGCCTAAAGGCCGAGGTCGAGCGGCTGAAGGAAGACATACGCGATCTAGAGGCTCGCCTAGATTTCTTGGAGGACCCCAGAGGATGAGGTGGCTATTGCTTATGCTTGGCATCATGGCCAAGGCCGATCAGCTCGACATCGTGCGCGAGCTCGAGACCGGCATCGTGAAGGACGCCGACGAATACCTGCACACGCACAGGGGCATCATAATCGCCCGCGGTGCGTATGGACTTTCCAAGGACGCTTGGGAAGAAGTGTCCAACTCTCCTTGGACCGACGCCCATCTTCCCGTCCCGGCACGACGAGCTTGCGCTCTGTATTTGGAAATTACTTACATACGCCTGAAAGCAAGGCTCCGCAGGGAGCCCAGCTTCGCCGACGTGTACGCCGGATACCGCTTCGGGGTCACGGGATATGTCAGAATGGGGGGTCGGATCTGGTGCACACCGGTCAGTTTCCAGAAAAAGATGGAAAAGTATCACGTTAAATACCAACGACTTAGGTAAATCTTAGCACTTTGTGTTAAATATGTGTTGCACATGAGATGACACTTAACATGGTTCTTCTCATCGGCGCACACAGCACCGGTCTCGTTCATTAACAACAACCCAATAAGCACAATGTCGTTTATCGACCACAAGGCCAAGACCACCAAGGCCGAGATTGATGCCCTCCTCGCGGATCTGGAAAATCCGAGCATCGCGCTCCTCAACAAGCGCGTCCTCGAACTCGACCAGCTCTCCGACGCCGGAGACATCGTCCGGATCCACAACGGTATGGTCAAGGCCATCGAAGAACTGAATGCTCGCGTTTCTCGCATCGAGTCCCAACTCGGCCTGAACTCGATCACCAAGTAATCGAGCCACGCCCCCGAAAGGGGGTTCCCTTTACGGCGCACTTTAAACGTGGGCCTTGACGCTAAAGGCAATACGCCAAGTCTAAACGCCCCTAGCGGGGCACCAATTTACGGCGGGTTAGCAGAGTAGTTATGCCCCGGCCAGCAAAGCCGACCAACGTGGGTGCAAATCCCACACCCGCCTCCATCTCCCAACACACACAATGAAAACAGACAAAATATACACGGTCATCGCAAGATGGCCCACCATCAATGAGCTGCTCGTGAACTCGTTCACGGATCGCGGTTCGATGCTCAAGTACGCGGCCGGCTTCAATCCCGGCGAAGCCGAAGTCACGGCCCACGAGGCCAACGTCCACCACCTCATGGCCTCCGAAGGCTTCTTGGTCATGGGCTACAAGCAGATGGACTTCACGGCCATCCGGCTCGAAGGCATCAAGTACGTCGAGAGCCTCAAGGTCATCAAGGCCGCCGAGCTCAAGGAGGGCGAAAGCATCACCAAATGAGCAGGCCCAAGGTCTACGATCAGCCTCGCCAATTCCTGACGCTTCGCCTGACCAAAGCCGAATGGTCCTTGCTGGCCAAAATCGCAAAAAAGAACAAAACATCCAAGACCGTCATCGGCTCCCAGATCATAAGCGATTGGCTCCTTGAGCGACGCGCCGACGGCATCCGTCTGTCCGGCCACACTTTCACCAAGATCAAATAATCTCCCACCATGGAATACCAAGAACCCAACAACAAGCTCAGCGCCGTCGCTTCCGCGGCTCTGGTCAAGGCTATCAGCGAAGTTCAGCCGCCAAAGTTCGACGCCAAGAACCCTCACTACGGCAATAAGTATGCGACCCTCGGTTCGCACATTGAAGCCATCAAGGGCACCTTCGCCAAGCACGGATGGACCATCATCCAGCACCCGTCCTCCTACAGCGGACAGGTCGGCATCAAGACCATCCTGCTCCACGTCAGCGGAGACCAGCTCGACTTCGTCGCCCATCTTCCGGTGGACCCGGCCAAGATTGACGCTCAGAAAGCCGGCTCGATCTACAGCTACCTGAGGCGGTACGCCCTGAGCGCCATCGCAAATCTGGCCGCAGAGGATGACGATGGTCAGGCCGCCGTCGAGACGAACACCTACGTCCCCCATGCCAAGGCCTCCTACGACGCTCCGGCCAAGCCCAAGCAGGCTCCGTCCGCCGTCGCCGGCGAGTGGCGTAACGTCGCCCTCCACTTCGGCAAGAACAAGGGCCAGACGCTTGGCTCCCTGCCGGCCAACAGCCTCGATTGGTACGCCAAGGAATGGCAGCCCAAGCCCTACGGCGACAAGGGCATCTCTGAAGCCGATGTGATCCTGAGGGCCGCCCTCGACGACTACATCAAGGCCAAGAGCAGCCCGGGCATCACCCGCCCCGAGCCCACCAGCGACGAAGTCCCGTTCTAATCATCTCGGCCTCATCGTTCAACGGATAGGACAGGCGTTTCCTAAACGCTTAATCTAGGTTCGACTCCTAGTGGGGCCAAAACTTTCCACCCAAACACACACATGCAGAACATCAGCATCAACAACGAGTCCGGCTTCTCCCTCAAGAAGGTCGGCAAGAAGAACAGCACCCGCATCGCCGCCGCGAAGCAGGACAAGCTCAACGGCCGCAAGGCCAGCTTGGGCATGGCCTACGGCAAGTCGGTCCACGGGGTGCTCAGCGCCGCCGTCCCGGGCGAGCTGTACAAGCAGATCGTCAACACCGCCCGCGAGGAGAAGATCAACGTCTCCGACCTCATCCGGCGCGGAGTGATGCGCGAGATCGGAGCCATCCGCTTCTCCCGCGCGCTCGGTCTCGATCCCGCCACCTACGGCGTCGCCGGCCAGCAGGTCGTCGAAACCAAGGCCGAAGCCAAGGTCGATCGCTCGACCAAGGTCGAAGCCCGTAAGGCCATCCGCGATTTGCGCAAAGCCCTCAAGGCTCTCGCATCCTGACCGGAGGCCCAAGTGGCGGAATGGCATACGCACCCGTCTTAAGCACGGGCGTCGAAAGACATGAGGGTTCAAGTCCCTCCTTGGGCACGAAGTCCGGAGAAATCCGGGCTTCTTTATTTTGCGGTAGGCGGGGGAGGCGAACCTCCCCCTTTAAAGCCGTAGCTACCCCACGCACACTTAATGAGACGACAACAACGACGCCTCGATTAAGATGATCGCGCGGGGTCGCCTTGAGTCAAGCCGTACCGCCGCCCTTGACCCTGTCACGAACCCAATCCCAAGCGTACCAGACCAGCAGGAGCGATAGGCACCCGAGCGTACCGGCCATCACATAGGTGAAGTAGGCCGAGTCTATCACGAACGGCACGGCTCCCATGGCTGCTCCGCACACGATGAGGGGCAGGCCCTTCTTCGGGCCTACGAACGCCACGCATAGCCCGCCAAGGGCCGCCATGGCTATGCCGGCCATGGTCCATAGCTGGGATGCCGCGTCCTTCTTCGCCCTGTCCAGCTCGGCGACAAGCTCGACGATGCGGGCGTCCCTCGCCACTAGGGCGGCCTTGCTGGCCGCGGCCTGCTTCTCAAGGTTGGCCCATTCGGCTTCGAGGGCCTTCTGCTTCTCGGCCGCCTTCTTGCGCTGGGCTTCGTACTCGGCCGGCGTGGCTTTCTCCGAACGCTGGCGCGCGTAGGCTAGATCGCCCTCCGTGGCCTTAGGCAGGAAGGAGGATGCCACCGACAGCTCAGACTCGACGACGGCCGGCTTGCCCGCCGTGTTAGCCTCCCGAGCCACACTTACGGCCGCGGCAACCCGAGAGTCGATGACATCCAAATCTTTGCCGACCCTTTCGAGCTCCGCTCCCTTGGGTGCGGGCTGTGCTTCTGGGAGCTTCTCCCTGCGGCTTGAACAGCCTGCGAGAAGCAGGACGGCCACGATGACGGGCACGGACCTCATGGACCTAACGACGCGGGTTATCAGGCCTGATGCGACGATCGCGCAGGCTATGGTCAGGGCGAGCGACAGGTCGGCGCTTGTTTCGAGGGCTCTTTGCGCGGCGTTCAGGTTTCGCTCCAGATTCTTGTCGTCGCTTGCGATTCCGTCCGGCGTCAGAAGGACGACCATGGCCTCCGTCGACCTCAGGGAGTTTAATACCGATTGCACGACATAGCTGGTATAGGCCGCGCAGGATGCGGCCATTGATAGAATTATCGTAGTAGCCCATAGAAGGTTACTTTCGTCGTTTCTTTTGTTTGGTTCGTGTCGCATGTTGGAGTTCCTTTTCGCCGCGAGCGCGGACGTAGCGTATGAGGTATTCCATGAGCTCCGGGGCTACTGCTCCGGCCGCTCCGATCGATGCGTACAGGGCTCCCTTGCTCTGTATGTAGTCCTGTGCGACGAGCCCGACGATGGCCGCCGTTATCATGGCGGCCGCCGCCCGGCGGATTATCCAAGCCAGCGATAGCGGCTCGGGGCTGAGGAGTATTCGGGCACCCATGGCGGCTCCCCCTAATATGCCTGAGATTACCGCGTCTTTTACGAACACGGCATCTGCCTTGTCTGCTGGGTTATCCATTCATGTCCCCTTCTAGTTGTTCGCGTTTCATGAGATCTGATTGGTTGGAAGGCTTCTTGACCTGAGCTTCATGGGTCGGGTCGCTGAGGCTGTCAGAAGGCGAAGGATCGACCTTCTTTGGGCTGCGACGCTTGGGCTTAGGAACGCCCTTGCTCTCGACATAATCCCTTACCTTCTTCCACCCGCCATGCTGGCGCTTGGAATCAGTCAGGTTGGTCTTCCTGATGAGCTCGGTCGCCGTGCCCTGATTGGACTTCAGGCCTTCGACGACGGCATCCATCCGCTTGACGATTTCTTCTTCGCCAAGCTTATGAACCGCCCGGCGGTCTCTCTTGCTCGGACTGCCTTCCGGCAGGGGAGCTATGCCTTCTTTGGCCCTTAGGAGTACGATCAAGGTCCTAGAGACGCCCATGTGCTTCGCGACCTCAAGATCCGAGTGGCCGGCCTTGAGCAGCCCAACGGCCTTGTCCCTGTCGTAGATCCTGAAGCGCTTGTCGTTGGGATCGATCTCAGCGGGCTTCTCGGCCATAGGGAGCTTAGGCAGCTGCGACCTGTCGACCATCAGGTTGTCCGCGTAGGTGATGGGGGTGTTATCCCTCAGGTCCCTGTATCGGGTGTCTTCGACGCTTTCAGACCTGCGCCTGTTGCTCAGCTGGCCCATGGCCTCGACTTTTTCAGCAAGCTGGGCCAAGGCGGAGATGATGTTCGGGTCGACAGGCTTGCCGGGCTCAGCCTTCCGGCCGGAAGCCATCAGCAGGTGTATGCCAGACGACACCTTCGTCCTGAACGCGAGCTCGTGCTCCTTGGTCCGCATCTCGGGGGTATGGACCATCGTGGTGACGGTGGTGTTCCTCATCTTGATTATCATGCTGGCCACGGCCTCGGGGGTGGCAACTCCTCCGCCGAGCACGGCGGCGTATACGGCCGGATGAACCGCCCCATTTTGGGTGAGCGACGACGCCGTGGGCTGAGCTTCGGACCTTTCGGCGGAAAGCTGCTGGCCCCTGAATGATCCGGCGCCCGGCTCGCTTTCGGCGTTTATGTAGTTGCCCGACGACGATATCGGGGTTTCCGGATTATAGGAGCCTCCGGCCTGACCGATTATCATGCCGCCTTCTTGGGGCGAAATCCTGAAGCCTCCGAATCCGGGAGGATTATTGAAGCCTTCAGGGCTGAGCTTGCCTTCTTGGGTGGCCCTTATGATCGCGGAAACACGAGGATCGTCGTTCTGCCTGCTCAGCGCGGACAGGTTGGATATGTAGCTGGGCATTCCGCTATCGACGTCCAGCTTGTAGCCGGAGACTTCGCCTCGGTAATTAGGAAGGTCCGCAAGGACGGTCGTGTCTATGTAGGCGCCGGCGGCTCCCCACTCCTTCATGAACGCCCTTATCGCCCAATTTCCTCCGCGATACTTGCTGGCTTGCAGGTACTTCTCGCGGAATATCCGCATGCCTTGCTCGCTGGTGACATCGACCGTGACGAGCTCCCTTCCGGTCTTCGGATCCAGAAGGACCATGTTGCTCCCCCTGACCTCGAACTTAGGCCTGTCGAAGGCGTCGAGGCTGTAGTTGTCCCTGAATGCACGGGACGCGCCCGTCATCATGAGGTCAACTTTCCATCCGGGAAGTCCGTAGTTGGTCAGATAGCCCCAGCCGGCGCTACCGTGCGCTTGGGCCGGCATCAGGGTTAGCACGGAATCCTTCATCGCGTTGGCGTTGAACTTGGTTCCGCCCTCCCAGAGCACGTTCTCGACCTTCTTGCCTCCTACGAACGCCGGGCCCGAAAGGGATGACGTCAGGTTGCGCTTGAGGCTCTTGTCGATGCTTTGCTCGAACCTGCTGAGAAGCCTTCCTCCCATCTCGAAGGACACGTTGGTGTCATAGGACGTCTTGATGGTTTCCACCATTCCGTCCGGGATCCTTTCGCTCATGTCCTTCATGAAGATGGCCATGTGCTTGCCGAGGGTGCCCGTGACGCCGTTATGATCTATCGTGCTGCCGGACTTGAGGCGGATCACGTCTTCTTCGTCCAAGTTGGCCAGCCTATAGAGGAAGCCTCCATGAGGCCCGTCCTGACCGTTGTATTCGCCCAAGAGCTTCTCATAGGTGTAGAGGAGCGCTTGGATCGGCTTGAACGCCAGCTTGTCATCTAGGGCGAACACATACCTGTTGTTCTTACCGAAGCCTATGTAGGTGGTCGGATCATTATCGAGTCCGTGACCGCGCTCCAGCTGGAACGAGGCGTCGTAAAGGCCTACGCCCCTCATCCCGTGGTTCATCGAATCGATGACAGCCATGGACAGGTGGGCCGACTTGTATCCGTTGATGTCCACCAGAGGGAGGCTGTTCGGGAGGACGGCGCTCGACCCGTGCTTCTGCGCGCCCTTGAGCGACCCTATCTCGGGTACGCCCTTGGACAGCTCCGCTATCTCGGATCCGAGCTTATCGATCTCAGGAGTAAGGGACTCCTTCTTGGCCATGGCGACGAACAGCTCCGATATGGATCGGACGAACGCGCCGGCCTGAGTTCCGGAGTACCGGTTGTAGTCCGCGACGACTATCGACCTTATCGCACGGCCTTCCTTCTTGGCCTTGAGCATCTCAAGCACGACCCTGTTCGCGAGCTGCATGGGCTCCAAGTTCGTGGTGCGTATGGTGACGTAAGACCTCTGCGGTCCGACGTCGTCGACGCTCGGGCCCCTGCTTATGTAGATGGCCTTCTTGGAAAGGTCTCCGCCCATGGATATCGATTCGGCTATCTCTCCGACCATCCTTTCCCTCTGACGCATCGTGAGGCCGAGGTACTCGTTGAGCTGGTTGATGGAGATGTTCTCGACGTCGGCCAGATCCGCTTCCGGTATTTCAGCCGCAGCGATAAGGCTTCCGAGCTCGGCGTGGCCTATTCCCGTGCCAGCGGAGAAGTTATTTTCCGCGCCGAGGAACGGCTTGGGCTCAGAAGCCTGCATGAGCATGACCTCAAAGGCCGTCAGGACGGTCTTTCCGTTGAACGAACGGCTGTCGGCGAACTTGGCCCTGATGGTCTCAAGGGTCCTCCTAGCGACGGCTTCATAGTCGATCTTGGATCCGTCCTGCACCGCCTTCGATATGTCCAAGACGTACTTCTCGTCCAGAAGCACCATGGCGGCCAGCTGGGCGGCGAGAAGGTTCGCCGACCCTTCTGCTCCTCCTGAGGTTCCACGCTGTTGTATCCTTTCGGCGAGGCCCAACAAGAGCTGCTTAAGGTCTCCATTGGGGGCGTTTTCGACGTTGGGCAGGATTTTCAGGAGGTAATTCTCAGAGAGCATGTCCGTGTTGGCCTTGGCCATCAGCTGGGATATGGACCTCATCGACTGTTCAAGGCTCCTGCGCGGGTGCCTCATTACGGCCTGAACGATCTGATCCATGTTCATGCCGCCCTCGCGGAACAGGACATGGACGTCCTCGGCGGACCTCATGTTCCGGATCATCCTGTCGGAAACCTTCTGCCATGAGGCTTCGGAAAGCTCTCCGCCCATGCCTATCTTGATGAGCTCGACGTCCGGCTCGACCACGAGCATGCGCTCGGGCAGGGTGAAGCCGGCCTGCTTCTTGATCGAAGCTATCAGCGTTTCGGGGGTCTTGACATACCTTCCCGTTCCGCGGAACAGGCCCGGGCAGCTCGCCGTGATGAACATCTTGTTCATCAAATCTAGGTTGTTGAGCTGAAGCCTTATCGTGAGGTCGGTGAAGGACTTGTCGTCCGTGACATCCATCAGGGATTCAAGCAGGTGCTTGGCCATGTTGTCCCTGATGGCCGTGAGGCTGGCCATCCTTTCCTTCTTCTCCTTGATTGCCGGGACCGACTGCATCCTGACGGCCTCTTCTGCGCTGGCAGGAAGGAACGCATCAGCCTCCTCGACGACGCCGGTTCCGCCGTACCTCTGGAACAGGTCGGATTGGAACTCTTCGAGCATCATCACGGGGTATCCGAGCTTATCGAGCCTGACCTCCATGGGCAGGCCGGCTTCCTTCGCGCCTATCAGCAGGGCTTCCGGCTTGTCGAACAGCGGCACGGAAAGTCCGGACAGGGCTAGGTTGAGCGAGTACCTGTAGTGACCGATCTCATACTCACCACCGGCAGGAGTGACATCTCCAGACGGAAGGTAGTTGCCGAAGTGGCTTCCAGCGGAGCCATAAGGGGCCCCCGACAGGGCTTCCCTCACGGTTGCGACTCGCTTCGCCGCATCTCGCAACTTCCTAGCAGCGTCGGCTTTTTGAAGGTCGCCGGCCTGTTCGGCGGCAAGAGCCTGCTCTCCGAGGTCCGCGATGTACTGACTTATCTGATCCCGAATGGCGGGGCTGTAGTATTGGACGGCGGTGTTCGTTCCGGTTTCCTGCTTGCCGGTCGAGTAAGTGGCCCATCCTTCCTTTCGGGTTCCGAGCGTCTGGCCCATCAGCTCCGTGTATCCGGAGCCGAACCACATGTTCTTAGGTATTTCTCCGCTTCCGCCGATTGTGGTGGAAAGGGCTCCCAAGGACGGATTTGTAGCGCCGATCCAGCCATGCTTCATGAGCCTCAAGGGGGCGTATATCTCAGGGGCGACGCCAGACAGGGCCTCCAGCAGGGCGGCGTCCTTCATCATCTTGGCCACCTCGTCGTTGTACTTCTGCCTGACGGACTCGACTCCCGTGAAGTCAAGGTCGTTGGCCAATTTTGCTATGTCGCTGGAAGTCGAGGTCTCGCTGGTGGCCTCACGAAGCCTTTGCTTGAGCTGCTCGTTCATGGCTTCGACGACGTCGGCCATGCCAAGTCCTCCGCGCATCATGTCGACCACCCTGTCCTCAGGGATTCCAAGTCGGCCGGCGGCCGATATCAGGGCGTCGCTTATGACGTTGATGGCGGCTTTAAGTTTCGCGACGGCCGGTTCATTGTTGGCGTCGACCGCCGCCTTGAGCCTGTTGCTGAGCTCTGAAACCGGTCCACGGACGGCGTCTATGCTCATCTTCATGTTGGCGACCGTCTGGATCGCGGCGTTCTGGATGTAAGGCACATGCCATCCGGAGGACTGCAAGAAGGCAGGGGCCGGATTCTGGGGGGACGAAGGAATGTCCATCGTCATGGCCTCGATCGCCCTCTGGTAGGGGCTGAACTTGAAGTCATTCTTGACCAGATTGGGCATCATGGCCGCCAAGAACTCGGCGACATCCATCCTAGACAAGGGCGTTTCAAGCGAGGTGGAGAACAGCTGGCCTAGGCCGGACTGACGGATTTCTTCGCCGGAGACGCCGTTCGTCTTCATGAAAGCGAACCAATCCGCTCCGCTCATGACATCCCTGTGACGCTTGTGGTTATCCAAGCCCCTAGAGATTGCGTTCATGGCCTTGGAGGCGAACCTGATCGGGCCCTTGGGAAGGCCGAAGTTCAGCTTGCTCTTAACCAAGGACTCCAGCTCGTCCATGCTCCTAGAGCCTATCATGAGCAAGTTGCTGGACTTGAACCTGACGTGCTTCCTAGAGCCGAGCACCTTCGACATCTGAGAGGCGGTCTTCTTGTCGAACACCGAGTCGAGGTCTCCGACGGTATAGCCGTTTTCGGACTGCACGATGCCTTCCTCTCCGAGCATGGAAAGCTTCCGGGGCTCGACGTCGCCTATGAAGTCATCATTGGCTTTGGCGAGGTCAGGCCTGTCGACGACTTCAATGTCTCCGTCGGCGAGGGCTTTTACCATTTCGGCGCCGCTCATCATGCGGGACACCTGATTGGCATACTGCTCGGCTTCGGCCGCCGTCTTGAAGGCGAAGGCCGTCTTGGATATCTGTAGTCCGCCTTCCGGGCTGATGGAAACGGGCGTGTCGAACTGAACGACATGCGCCCTGAAGTTGGCGTCACCCTTGGGGCCGGTGCGCTTCCAGACCTTGATGCCATGCCGAGCCTTGGCGTCCCAAGAGTACTTCAGCAGGTCTTCGCGGCCGGGGAACAGGGAGGCTATCGCCATTCCGGTATCGCCGTCCAGCGCCAGCTTCCTTTCGGCATCCGGCAGGAAGTAGCCGCTTTCTTTTCCGACTATCTTGGCCACGAGAAGCTCGATGTCTTCGACGACGTGCGGATCGATCTGGGACTTGATCCTTGTCAGGCTGTCTATCAGCGACTTGGCGTCTTGATCGGAGTCCAAGATGCTATTACCCTCGGTCCTTATCTTGTGCTTGATGCTCCTGCTGTATGAGCCCGACTGATCCTGAATGGGGCTCATTATGCCGCCGTTACCTACGGACATTTCGTGCAGCGTGATGTTATCCAATCGTCCCGTATTCGCCGCCAGCCCGTAGTTGGGGGTGATGGTAGGATCCATGTGAGCCGTCAGAAGCATCTGCCTTATCGTCTCCATGTTGGAGTTGGCAGGTATCCTGATGGTCACATATCCGGCCGACTGACCCAAGGCCAGCCTGCTGGCCGCCCTCGTCAGGTCTGTCTTGGGTCCGACCGACGGGCTCACCACTTCCTTGGCAGCTATGGCGATGTCCTTTCCGGCTCCATCTATCCTAGACCTGTGGATCCTTCCGCCCATCCTCTCATCGGCCCTGATGTAAGCCGCCTTCATGGATGAAGACCCCGTGTCGTAGGCGTCTCCCATGAAGTGCCCGTAGGTGCCCATGATGTGGCGTATCGCGGACTGTACTCCGCCCTTGGCGGGTATGAATATTCCCCTAGTGCCATCGAAGCCGACGCCTTCTGTCAGGGAGAATCCGAAGCCCATCTTCTTTCCTTGGCCTCGTGCATCCAGCTTATAGCCGAGGTGGTCTCCGGATATGTTCACCAATATGTCTCCGTTCGCGGCGCGGGTCCAAGAGAAGCCTCTGGACGGCCTTGATTCGGCCATGGCTCCGATGTCTCCATACATGCCCTCCACCAACGACAGGCCTTTTTCGCCAGCCGCTATGTAGTTTCCTTTCTGGGTGCCTGTCTTGTACTGTATGCTTCGGTCTATCGACCTGATGCCGGAGCCGTTCCAATCCTTGACCGCCTCCTTGATGGTATCCATTCCGCGCATGCCTATCAGCATCGCGGCGCTCGGAGCCCTGTATGAGAGGGACATGCTTGCCGGCTGGATTTCGATCACGTCGGTGCCCGAGTCCCTGAGCCTAGCGGCGATGGACTTCCTGATGTGGGTCCTGACTATGTCCTTGGTAAGCCTAGGATGCCTTGCCGGCTTGAACGACGTGGTTACGGGAACGCCCTGAGACCTTACGACGGACAGATATGACTCCATCTCGGGGTGCGTCATCAAGGCCATCGCGATACCGCCCCTATCGGCAGTCATCACTTCGCCGGAAGAGAACAACGAGCCCTTCTCGTATATGCTGGCTCCGGATGCTTCGCTAAATCCACTCGGACCCTCGACGAAGACTTCGTCCGCGGTGACGCTTCCGTAGGCGATATCTCTGGCTGAGCTGTCGGCGTTTTGGGAAAAACCGCTGGGAGCGACCTTCCACCCGTCATCAGTCTTGATGGCCGCCGGGGAATGCTTCACGCCTTCATGATCAGTAAGCCCGCCGAGAACTGCGAAGAACAGGGCCGAACCGGACCCATGGTCGCTAGTGCCTAGGACCTGTTCGATCAGGTTATTCATCGCATACAGGGCGCTCTTAGACTCCGAGATCTTCGTGCCCTTTGACAATCCCTGACCCTCCTCTAATAGCACTTCTCTGGTGTAAGGAAGTTCTCCTGCCTGAGACCTCTGACGATGATAGGACTCATACTCGGGCGTGTCGGCCTTGTTGGAGGCCAAGGTCTTCATGTATTCCCTTCGTATGGCCTTGATCTCATCGGCCGTGAACTTGGTGGCCAATCCGAGGCTTATGTGCCTGTCGAACATGACGGCTCCGGCCGCCCTAGCCATGCCCTGCCAATCGGCCGAAGAGAATCTGACGCTCATATACTGCCCAAGCCTGCGTATGCCGATGCCGTTGCTTCGGCTCATCGCGTTTTGGCAGCTCAACACGAAATCGTCTAGGTTCCCAGACCAATTCGCCTTATCCTTGCTGAATGCATCTACAAGGAATGCTATGTCCGCCTTGGCGTCATACAGAGACTCGCGATCAGAAAGCCTCTTGAGAAGGGGGACCATAAGGCCTGCGAGCAAGGAGCTGGCTAGGTCGGTCTCATAGTCGACGCCCACTTCGTGATCGAAGCTCCTTAGGGCTTCCCCGAGAGCCCTCAGCTTTGCGTCATTGGACTTAGACAGTTGGTCGGCGGCGCCGTAAAGACCGAAGCCTCCGCCGGCCACATGTATCATGGACCTGCCTATCGAGTTCTGCTTGTAGGACATGCTCGTCTGTCCCTTGAACGACCGCATCGTCCTAGCGACCTGATCGGCGAACTGAATATCCCTCATCTGCGAGGTATCGAGGGCCTTTGCCAGCACGGATGACGTCCGTTCGAGCGCCGTGCCTATCGGCTCTCCGGGCATGTCTCCGAAAAGGTTGGCCGATACGGTGTAATCATTGGCGGCGTACCGACCGGATGCGAACGCCGGCGAGTTCATGGACGTCGTGTCCATGCCGGACAGGATCGTGATATCCTTTTCTTCGGCCGCGCTCATCAGGCTTTCGTGGGCCGATGTTATGACCAGCCTCTTTTCGCCATCCTTGGGGACGTAGGTCCTGAGGGTGGACAGATTGGTTAGCCTCCTAGCATTATTGACGTCGGCGGCCGTATGATAGGTATCGCCAAACGATTCGGTCATTATGGTGCCGAAGTTTTGCAGGATGCCGGGCTGATCTTCGATGGACCTCATCAGCTCAAGCAAGGCCGTTGCCTTTTCGCGCTGGTCTTGCAGGTGGTGAAGGGTCAGCTCCATGCCTACTTGGTCATCGGCGATGGTCTTATTGATCAGCGCGGCCGTCTGGTCCGAAAGGAAGACGTTCCCATAGTAGGAAATCATCTTTGATGGACGGAGCTGCGACCCTACCCCGAGATAGTTTCCTTGGGTGTCTATTGCCGCCATGACGCCCTTTGCCATTTGCCTGAGCCTCCTATGGGCTCGCATGACGCTCACTATCATGGGCGCATGATTTTCGACCATGTCCTCGCTTCCAGCGGTGACCATGTCGCCCATCTTGGAGACGATAAGCCTAGCCGCCGTCAGGTCGGCTTCGTCGGCTAGGTCAGCGCTTTCTTCCAATATTCTGGTGACGTCCGGCCTAGATTCAAGCATGAGCCTGAGCTCAGTTTCTCCGGCGGTCTGGTTGCTGATCAGGTTGGAGGACCTTCCGCTGTCAGAGACAAATCCTCCCTGACCTTGCAGGGCAACGCCGGCCGTGCTCATGAAGACATTGTCGACCCTAGAGGACAGGCGCATCAGGTGCGTCGCTCCTCCATAAAGTCCTACCAGCGGCAGGGTGCCGGACATGCGGCTCACCCTAGTGCCACCAAGCGTCCTTTCGGCCAGCTTCTGGAACGTCGCCCTAGACTTGTCGGTGATCGAGTAGGACCCTCCCCCCATTCCTATGTGCCTGCCGACGAGGGCCGAGTAGCCGCTAATGACACCTCCGGAGTCGTCGGCGCTCATACGCATGCGTTCGACATGCTGAAGCGTCTCGTCGATGACCTTGCCGTATATGTGCTCGAGGAGCTTGAGGGTTGCCGTGGTTTCGTCCGCGCGGGAGAGCTCAGCGACGCGCTCGGCAAGCGGCGTGAGGGCCATGAGAAGCTTGCTCAGCCTGTTGGTAAACGCCTTTCTCATCATGTTGGCCGCGGTGTCGCGATCGATTCCGCCGCCAGCCATCGTGACAGATTTCTGGAACACCACCCTATTGCTGTGGAAGCTGGGAGACACGTCACGCGCGGTGGGATACCTATCCGTGAGCCTCTTCAGGAGCTTTTCTGCGACAGACCTGTTCCCCGTAAGGTTGTAGAGGCCTTCTATCATGTTCCAATGCTGGGTTATGACCGTGGTTACCACGTTATGGAGCCTCATGATGCCAGACCCGCCCGAAAGAGCCGTGTCGCTGTCGAACATGTACTTTAACGGCTCATCCCCAGAGGTGGTCCTTGAGTTCAGGATGGTGTGCACCGTCGACCTGATGAACTTGCCCATGTCGCCGTCCTCGAAGTAGGCGGCCCTTATCTTTTCCGGCAGTTCTTCATCCAGCTTTCCTACGCTCATCAGCACCTGCTCCCTGTTGGTGACGTCATTCGCATAGTCCGCGAACGGGACGTCATGCATGATGGCCATAAGGTCGGCCACTTCCGACTTGGACACGCGCTTGTTGGCGAACGACTTGGATATCTCGTCGGCCCTAGATGACAGTATGGACTGCTCGTCGACGCCTGCGGTGCGTAGCATCTGGACCAAGTTCTCGCCGAGGAAGAAGTCGGGGAAGTTGCTGGACATCACGGCGTCAAGGGCCGGGCTTCCCATGGTCATCTCGGACTCAACCTTGATGGCGGCGCCGATGGCGTCCGCTATGTCTTCAATGGTGACGGACGTTCCGTCCTTGGAAAGGCCGGCCGCGAACAGCACTCCGGCGTCTCCGCTCGAATCATTGTCCCTGTAGTATTCTGCGTCGGCGACCCTGCCGAACGCCGAGCCCATCTTCTCGATATCCTGAAGGCTGAGGTTTTCCGGGTTGGGGCCAACGATGCCAGACATGGCCCTGCTCCTAGCATCCTTGTTCTTGCCGGCCTCGATCCTTTGTATGCGCTGATCGGTATCGTTCCTGATAGCCCTGTCCCTACGCGGCTGTCCCGCGGTAGTATCCAAGGTGTTCATCAGGTTGAAGACCACATCCCTTCCGGACACGCCTTCCCTGCTGATGGAAAGCAAGCCCTCGGACACGACGTAGACCGCCTTGCCCTCCGGGGTTATCTTCCAGCCGCGGCTCTTGTATGCCAGCTCGTTGGCTCGCTTGATGATGTCGTCGGGCTTTATCAGGTGGCTGAGCAAGGACGCCCTAGCCATGTACCTGAGGCCCAGCTCGTAGACGGCGGATTGGCTGGTGAGCACTTCCGAGGAGAGCTTCTGGCTGCCCTTGGAACCACCGATCATGAGCAAGTTGTCATTCTTGAACTCGTCGAACATGCCGGGACTCATCTCCATGCCCATGTCGGACATGGCGACAGACCTAGCGAACAAGCCGATGCGAAGGGCTTCAGGCATCTTGACGATGTCTTCGGTCGTCTTACGAGGAAGCTTGGCGAGCTGCTCAAGGCTCATCTTGGACCTAGCCTCGGTCTCGCGGGCGGATATCTCCATCGGGTCCTGCATGTACAGGGCCCCCATGAGTCCATGGACCACCTCGGCGATCCTGAGGTTGGCCTGAAGCGGAGAGAGGGACGAGGGGCCGTTATGGGCGGCGAGGGCCAGCTTGCTAAGGGACCTAGTGAGCGGCCTCACGGCGACCTCTTGGACGTACGTCAGGTAGTCCATGTTGCCGACGACGTCCTTCGCGAGGATGGACAGCGACGGGTCCTTTATGATCATGCTGGGCTGGAGGTCGCGGACCACTCCGGCCAAGGCGGAAGCCTCGACCAGAGGATCTGAACCTTCCTTGACGCGCTCAAGGGAGGCCATGGCGGCGGCCCGCATGTTCATGACGGCGACCCTGTTGGCCCTAAGCTTGGCGGCCATGTTGGCCCGGGCCGTATCATCGAACTCAGAAGCCCTGTTGGACAGGGCGAACTCGAACAGGTCTATGGCCGTGGCGTACCTCTCGGCTATCCTGACGACGGAGGGTATCTCGTCGGCGACGAGCGTCTTGGCCAAAGGCGATTCGATTATGGCCTTGATCGCCCTTACGACGTCATCCGTGCCGGCGTAGCCGATGCTTTCGCGGATGCCTGCGGCTCCGGTGTTGCGGATGACCACGTTGGCAAGCTTGTCATGATCGGCGAAGTGCTTCTTGAGGATCCTGACGACGTCTGAGCTAAGGGTTCCGTCGTCTTCGAACGGGCCCATGATGCCTATGTTCTCGTCGGACCCAAGAGCCTTGGCGGCTCCGACATAGAAGGGGGTCAGATAGCCGGACGGATTCTGGGCGTCCGAGAACACGGGAGCCGTCGGATCCGTCGTCATTGACCTGATTCCGGCGTCGGCTTGGAAGGCTATATCCCTCCAATCTTCGGCATTTTGGATGGCATGCTGGACCTCATGCAGCAAGGTGTCCCTCAGGAGCTCCTCGTAGGAAGGAAACTCGCCATGACCTTCATGGCCCATGCCTTCGCCAGCCCTAGCGGACGACGAGTCGATATCGAGTCGGGACGCGTATTCTTGCCTGAGCAGGTTATCCACGCCTATTTGGAAGCCTTTGTCTCCGGCTGGATTGAACGAGGCGCCCAGCCCACGGGTGCAGGTGACCTTCATCTCGGGAAGCTGAGGGTAGAGAGCGTACAGCTCGTCATGAATCAGCAGGTCCTTGAGCTTGAGGTTGCGCGAGTTGAAATTGTCTATGAGCGACTGAAGGTCGACAGTATTTGCCCTGCCTATGCGGGACAGGAGCGCGCCTTCGATGGCGGCTTCGGCGTCGGGAAGTCCTTCGGTCAGGACTCCCGCTAGGCCGTTGGCGAAGGTAGCGGTGTTCAGCTTTGCGCGGGCGTCCGATATCTCGAAGTAGGTATGGATGTTGCCGGCGGAGTCCTTGAGCTTGCCCATCAGCCCCATGGCGATGAGCATTTCCTTGCGCTCCTTGGACAGATAGGCCTCTGCTTTCCTTCCGGAGAGCATCAGCAGATTGTCGCCTTCGATGGTCTTGCCCTTGGCTACCTCCTTGGACCCGAGCTGAAACTCTCCGGTCTTCCGGTACTCCTTGAGCATCGCGGTGTACGACTCGATCTTATTCTTTGAAAGGCCTCCTATCCTAGGACCACCGGCGCGAGCTTCTTCGCTCTGCAAGATGGCGTCAGATATGGATGCCAGAGAGTTCAGCGCTTCGGCGGAGCCGACGCCGGAGGACCGGACGGCATCCTGAAGCTTGATCCGCTCTATGATCATCCTTTCGGCGAACATGGCCTGATCGTGGGAAACCCCGACGTCGATCAGGGCCTTAGTGAGGCTGGCGTACACCAATCCTACCTTGTCCGTATCTCCGGCGGCTTGATCCAGCCCTTCGCGGATGCTCTTCGTGATCTGGTCTACGAAGTTGCGGGAGTTGTTTCCGAGATTGGAATACATGCCCAGCCACTCGCCGACATCCTTGTCTACGCGGGCTATCTTCTTGGAGAAGTCGAAGTTTCCTGCGGCGTCCATGGACTCCATGGCGATCGAAAGAAACGCCGGGCTGGAGGTCTGTCCGGCAGGGTCCATCACAGTCCCGCCGGTTATGAGATTATCGGCCCCTAGGGACTCGGGGATCATCGTCATGTGCCCGGGGTTCTTCGTTCCAGCGTACCACATGACGGACGCCGACTTAGAATGAACCACCATGCTCGCCGCTCCGCCCTGAAGAACGGGGTTGGTCCCCTTGGTCCTTACGACTATCGGAGATATGGAGGACCCTATTATGGCGTTGTCCCTTGCTACCGACCTGTATCTCGAAGGGTCTGCCGAATTGACGGACGCCTCCAGATACATTGGCGCCGAAGCGTCGGCAGCCTTCAAAGCCTTTGTAGACCGCTTCGTGACATAAGCCCTCGACGCGGGAAGGTCATAGATGCTTGTTGCCGGCTTGCTGTAGGGCCTAGAAGGATACCCTGCTGAGGTGTTGTATTTGCCGTATCTCTGGTCCCTGACCGAGGAGAAGGTGGTCCTGTTGAACGTGTCTTTTACTCCACCGGCTAGCGTCCTTTCATACGTCGGCTTTATAAGGTGGAAGAACGGATTCCCATCAGAGGTCAAGGAGCTTATCACTCCGTACAGAACCGCGGCGTCTACAATGGCATTCGGGTCTCCTACCGCATGCCTGTTTATGGCGTCCTCTATGCCCTCGTAGATAGACCTGTGCGTGAGCACGTTATCCACGTCAGGATCATTCACATTGTCCAGAGACATCCAAGCAAAGCCGATCTTTGATCCGGTCTTCGCTAGCTCCAGCTTCCCATTCGTCCCGAACTTTCCGATTACGGTCTTCTTGAATATGCCTCCGTTAGATGCCGTCCTATTGGCGGAGTCGCGCCATGCGTCCAAGAACGTCTGAACCCTTGCGGAAGGCCTAGGGGATCGTTTCGGGTTTATGATTATGTCCGTGAAGGCATCTGACAGGCCCGGGATGAGATCATTAAGTCCGGAAATCCAAGAAGTCCTGACAGAGCCTTCATCAAAGACGGGAATCTTGCTGCCAGAGGCTTTGACGGCCTGCATGAACTTTGCGTGATGGGCCTCTATTTCCCTTACAACAAGCGCAGCCTGATACGAAGATACACTTGGGTCCACGTCCGACAGGTCGACCATGGCGTCATTGAACATGATCACATGGTCAGGATTATCCGGAGCGCTAAATATCCATTGTCCTCCGGCGGCGCCTCCAGCTAGAGGAGCATTCTGCTCGGTGCCATAGACCATCTTCGCTTCCGTGTAGGCCCTCGCGAAGTCTAGGTTTGCGACCCTAGTGAGCTGCATGCGAGCCGGCGATCCCGTCTGGGTCGCCTTGCCCTCGACGGCCGAGAGAATGGCGCGGGCCGCTGCCACTTGAGCCGTGCTCGGGGTCTTGCCGGATTGGACGGACTTTACGATTCCCTTCGCCCAATCAAGCGTACCAAATGTGGCCCTTATGGACAATGCCGACTTAAGGAATGCCGGATTCGGTTTCTGGTCTTTATAATTTCCTATTTTATCTAGGTCGTATGCGCCCACGTTGCCGCCAGCAACCTTTGTGGCCATGTCGCCCAAGACATCTATCTGCTTCTTTGAGACGAAATCATCCACATAGCCCTCATGGATGCTCGTTCCGCTTGCATCCCTCTGCCCCATCAGAGACGCAAGCGCCATGGCGTGGCTAGCGTTGCCGGCGCCGGAGGTGCTTGGGATGGGTATTGATCCGTTCCTTACGGCGGTAGCCACGACAAGGCTGGTTGCAGCCCTGTTTGAAAATGCGGCATTCGCGAAGTCTAGGCCATGAAGCGAGACCAGCCCCCTGACATGTGCAGGGCTGAAAGACATGGCGATATTGATCATGTCTCCGCCCGGCATGGCAGTAGGCGTCGTTCCGTCGGCGCTGAGGATGGCCTGCTCGGCAGGTATGTCTATGCCATCCAGATTAAGGGCCGCGGAGCCGAAGGCCTCATCCATCCTGATGAACTTTTTCGGAACGGCCTTGTCGATGATGACGGTGCCGTCTGGGGCAACGATAGGCGGAAGGTTGACTAGCCCGACCCCGGCGTTGTTGGTCGGGTGAAATACGTTCGGAGAAGACGAAGAGCTTACAGGGCTGGCATCAAAGCTGGCCTTCGGGTTGGTCCTAGCAAGGGCCGCGACATATTCGACAGGGCTCATGCCGCGGGCGCTACGGCCTGCCGAAAGCTTTGCCGCAATCTGGCCGGACCTTCCGCCAAGCATCATGGTGCTGGACAGGTAAGCCGAGGGCTCCATCTCGGACGGTCCCTCTGGCGTATGGAAGGTGGAGTTGCCCGGGATGGTGTCGGCTTCGTCTAGCTCGCCGGCGTCCTTGGCCGCCTTCTTCATGGCCTTGGCGGCTGTCTTGAACACGCCGACCTTGATGCCGAACGGATCGAAAAGGGTATAGCCCTTCTTGCTTTCGTATATCTCGAAGCCCTGCCGGTTGCGGAGCATCATGCCTCCGTTGGCGAGCGGGCTGGCGGCGAATCCAGAAAGCTGGAAGTTCTTCGTGATTCCTTCGTACGCCACGTTGTGGATGTACGGGAAGAACGGGACGCGAGAATAGGGGTTCCAAGCGGTGGGCTGAACTTGGATGTCAGCCATCGTGTCGAACCGCATGGTGAAGAACGGCCTGTTGGGGTCGTCTGCTCCGCCCCTGTATCCGTTGCCCGGCTCATTGATCCAAGCCGAATCCTTGGTCTTCCTTCCGCCAAAAGCCTCATACAGGATGTCTCGGACTCGTTCGGCATCTGGGCCGTAGATAGGCCTTAGAAGGTCTGCCGTCGGAACCCTAGCTCCGTTGAGGCCTGACTGATTAATGACGTATGCGTTGAAGGTCTTGACGAACTTATCAAAGTCTCCGCCGAAGAGCTGCTGGACGTCGGCCCTCTTGAATACGCGCTGGAGCCTGCGGTTCTCGGCCGCGATGTCCAGAGAGTGGATGAGCACTCCGCCCTTAGGGCTCCTGAGCGGGTTGCCTTGGGCGTCATGGGTCTTGACGTAGACCTCAACGCTGAGAGGGACGAACGACCTGTAGGTGACGGGGACATCCTTGCCGGTAAGGCGGATGACGCTGGCGCCCTTGCGAACCTGCATCGTGTGGGCGAGAAGCGTGGCGTTCAGCACATTGTTGTGCATCGAGCCCTGCCGGTTGCGCTGGACGATGTTGATCATGCCGGCGATGGCATCCCACTCCTGCTTCGTGAACGCTCCTGACTGCCTGATGGCTTCGAGCGCCTCGGCTCCGATGGACTCCAGCTTTATCTTGGTGGCGCCCTCTTGGTCCACCTCCACGAAGGGACGGACGTCTTCCGGAACCGATCCGGCGGCGCCCAATATCTTTTTGGCCTGCTCGCTGGACATCTCGTCCAGCTCCTTGGGAGACTTAAGCCTCATGCCGCCACCGGCTACAGAGCTGAACAGATGAGTCTTGCCGGCAGACTTTGCCAAAGCCTCCTGACGGAACGGATCCATCGTAGAGGTGAGCACTTCGCCCTTGGAGTAGGCCTGACGCATGACCATGTCGATCCACGAGTCCATGCCCGGAGTGCGGAGCATCTTGCCGTCGTCGAAAAGGAAGGAGTCGAAGACAGGGATGGGATTGCCGTGAGCGTCCTTTTGATCGCTGAAAAGCTTGGGAGAGCCGTCCGGATTGGTGAGCCTAGACCGGATCTCGACGCCAGCCAGCTCAAGGTCGGCCATGATCAGGCTGTTCTTGCGGGCGGCCCTGTTTTCGGCCCAAGCCCTCAGCATATTCCTAGCGGCAGGGTCCTTTGTGTATTGGTCGACGGGGAGAACGTTGCTGAGTCCGCCCTGATAGTAAGCGAAGGCTTCCTCGGCCACCCTAGAGATTTGAGCTACGAAATAAGCTACGTCCGGGTCTTGAAGCTTGAGTTGGCCATTGTTGTAGGCCTCGCGATATGTCTCGACGGCATTCGCCATCTGCATGCCCCTAGCCTTGGCGCCAGCCTCGTCGAGGCCTTCTGTTGCCATGGCGTAGAGCGCGGTGTACGACTGTATCATGGCGTTCCACGCCTTGTCCGGCATGGCGCCCATGTCCTTGGATGCGCCAAGAAGATTCAGCAGGTAGTTAGGCCTGAAGATCTTGAACTTATTCCCTGCGGCATCGCCGATGAGCTCCATGTCCCCGTTGGCTTCCGCGACAGATCTGAGGAGCAGGTGGGCTACTTCATGCCTGCCCGTGGTCGGCCTGTACTGCTCGCTGTTGAGTATCAGGACCTTCTTGTTGGCGTTGTTGACGTCCTTGAAGTCTGCCATCATGCCCGGGTTATTCTTCACCCCCTCGATCGTCTTCACGATCTCGCTGGCCGGCATCTTCATGTCGACAAGAACCTGCATCAGTTCTGACGGGTTCTTGGAGACGTCGCCGAAGTAGAAATTGACGTTACCGACGCCCATGAGGTTGCCCTCGTGAGCTATGAGCGTCTGAAGGTGCGCCATTTCGATGGCGGACGTACGGAGATCTCCGAAGCTCTCGACGTGCTCGGTGAACCTCTTCGCGCTTTCGTAGCCCGTGGTGCCTAGGACCCGGCGGAACGCCTCGATGCCGTAGCCCTTGAAATTGTCGACGAGCAGCTGGTCTTGATGCTGGAAGCGAGTGTACGCGCCCATGTGGCGGACGGTTCCAGAAAGGCCGCCCCAAGCGACACCCATGCCTACGCCGGCACCGGCGCCTTCTTCGCGCGAGTTGTAGTATCCGATGCCAGCGCCAATGAGGCCGTCCCTGAACATGGCCTTGAGGGCGGAGCTGGACATGCTGGTAGACCAGCCGACGGAAGCGTTGAGACCGACGGCGAGCATCTGAGCCTCGCGGGACATGGTCTCGGCTCCGCGGGCGGTTCCGGAAGCAAGGCGCTCAAGGGTCGTCATTCCGATCGCGTCCGGCTTGACCATGGCCTTGCCGAGCGCGCGGTCGACGATGTCGGCTCCGGCGGTCTGGGCCAGCTCGCCAAGAGCTTCAAGGCCGATGCTTCGCATGAAGCCCATGGCCGGGTGCCTGATGCCGTTGCCGACTATCTCGGCGCCCATCTCTACGGCGGCTGCCGTGGAGGCGTTGCGGACGGCGTTGCCGGCATAGTCGCCAGCAAGCTGTGCGGCGGCGGCAGACGATCCGTAGATGGCCTTGAAAGGGGCCCTGATGATTGTTCCGGCGGCTTCGAGCGACTTGCCGGCTGCCAAGTCCAAGTTCTTGCCTAATAGATTAGTTCCATATCCGCCTAGGCGCTCGACGGCCCTAGCCGCCCAAGTTGCCTGCCTGCTCTTGGCGGCTCCGGTTGCGGCTAGCTTGAGCGCGGTGGACGGCGTGGAGGATCCGGCAGAGAAAAACCATTCCGGTATGTCGAGCACGGCATAGGACATGGCCGTGGCGAACTTTGAATCGACGAGGCCTTCGTAGGTCTTCCTCCAGCCTTCCGGCATGTAATCACCGAGGATCGTCCCCTTGCCTTCCATGTGCTCGTAAGAGCGATTATTGAAATCGCGGGCCTCATGGAATTGACGTATCTGCGAGTCGACGTCTCCGTCGTCCTTTCCGGCAAGACGCATGAAATAGCTCTTCAGCTTGAAGCCCCAGCTTCCCGGATCTTCAGATTGGGCGAAGATGCCGTACATGTCTTGTATGCCCTTCGCGGCTCCTTCAGCCGTGCTGGCGGCGAACTTTACGGGATTCAGCGGAGCATCGGCCAGACCGCCAAGCTCCTCAACCATCGTGCTTAAGGCGTTTTCGGCTGACCCCATGAAGTCGGACTTCTTGGTGTCCATGTACTCCATCATCATCCTGAACGACTTCCTGCCCATCTCGTCATGAGAGAACCGGGCCTTTCGGTTCATCTGCATGTACTCATAGATGTCCTTGCCGGTGAGCAACGACGGATCGGTCTGAGCCGCGACGTCGGGCTTCTCCTCTTCCTCAAAATTGAAAGCAGGCGCGGCCCTTAAGTCCATTCCTCCAGACTGAAGCCCGGCGATGATGTCTCGCTTTATCTGGGCGTCCCTGTCTTCTGGAGTTTGCGGTTGGGTAGGTTCGGTAGGTTCCATTATTCAGGTATGACTCCGGGAATGGAGACGGTCTGGGCCGCCCCACCGGCGCCAGAAGATTGGCGCTTCTTCGGGATCAATTCAATACCATTGAGCTTGGATGAGCGATAAATTACGCCCTGAATATCGGTCCTCAGTTTGCGCAACTTCAGGATCTCGTTGGACCTTCGATTCCACATCATGGAGCTGGCAGCCCTAGGCACTCCGCCCTGAATGAGCTCAAGCTCTTTCTCGGATGTGCTAGCTAGGCTCTTTGTTCCGGAGAGCGTCTGGAGGACAAGCGGAGTCAGCATTGACTCGATTTGGACGGCTTTTGCGGCGCGGGCGGTGGGCGACATCGTTCCGATGTATCCGCTGTCATTATACAGATCCTCTAGCTCATCGAGCAGGCTGAATGCCCTCTCGGCGTTCATGATCGTGCTCTTGTAAGCGTCCGCGTTTTCGTCCCCACCCGTGAACGGAAGGACGTTGATGCCGTTCTTTGCGGCCACCATGTATGCCGGTATTCTGATCGACCTGCCGTCGGGCGTCTTGGCCTCCATTTCGCCTTGAGGAGCCATCATGAAGGTTCCTGCCCTACCCATGTTGATCTCGGACCCCATCTTGAACAGGGCCGAACCTTTTGACTTACCTATCTGGATCGCTCCGGCCAAGTTGCCCGTGCTCATGTAGAACTGCTGAGCCCGAAAGTTCGGGTCCTGCATCTTCCTTTGCTGATCCAGATATGCCTGTTGCGCCGCGGAGGCACGTCCGCTGGTGTCGTAAACAGCGGCCAGAGCCATCGAGTCGTCGTCGTACATCTGCCTAGCGACGTCAAAACTTACCGGCGCCGGCCGAGGCTGCCTGCCGGGCACGGCAGACGAAGTGGCTCCGTACTGAGTCGGGCCCTGAGACGCCATTTGGCTTATCAGGGATGAGATATCTTCGTCTTCCATGAGCTGTTAAAACTCTATTTCTGGGCCACCATTGCCCGAGTATTCCGCCAGCGCCTTGTCGCTTCCCTTGAGCTTCTTGTACTCTCCGTAGGTCATGCCCTTCGTGGGCTTATTGTCGAGGTCGCTATTTTCATTGGGTATGACCACCTTACCGTCCTTAAGGCTCGCTATGGTCCAGCCGGGATTCTCGCCTTCGAGGCCCTTCATTTTTATCGCGAACCTTCCGCGCCCAAGATACACCATGTCCTTCTTTCCCTCGATCTTGGATTGAGCATCCATGGCTTCATTCAGGCTCCTTCTGGAGGCGGCGCTCCTGTCCTGCATCCAAGAGTCTATCTTTTCAGGGGGTATCGATTGGACGAACTTGGCGTTAAGGTCGCTCCTTACTCCGGACGATTTAACTACCGCCGCCAGATCTGATTCCTTAAGGCCCTCTATGTTCACCTTGAGGGCTGAAGAGAGGGCTTTGGACGCAAGCTTGCGAGACTCTTCGCGCTTGTTTGCAAGCTCAACGGTATCGCCTTCTATCGCTTTTACACGGAGTGGCTCCAGCCTCTGCATGACCGCGTTCCACCTATCCCCCTCAAGCTTGGTGGAGTCTTCAAGCTTATCTTTAAGGGTGGGAGCCGGGTCCCTCGGCCAGACGCCTTGAGGCCAGAAATTATAGAGCAACGCTCCGGCGCCGGCGCCCTGAACAGCCTTGCTCGCGCCACCAAGGACGCCTGCGGCCGCAGCACTTTCGTTCTTAGCCTTAACAACTTTTTCGCGCCCTTGTGCGTATTGCTCCTTGACGCCTGCTACTATTTTTCTGGCCCTTTTTTGAACGTTTCCGGTCTGGCCTTCCGCTTCTTCTGGAATTATCGTCTCTACCTTGTCTGGGTCAGCTTGAAGCTCAGATTCAGGAACAAGTCCCGTGATTTTAGCCTCATCGACCGTTGATTTTCTCCCCTCCTCCAAGGCGTCTGCGGCTTCAAGCCTCGCCGCAATTCCGGTCGGAGTGGAGGTAAAGAATGCCACAGGGTTGAACATCTGCGCAAGCAAGGCCAACCTGCTCCTTGGAACGCTTTGCCCCACTAAGGCCTTCCAGAATCCAGACAGGTCCTCTTCGGGGGTCTGCAAGTACCCTTCAGCCCGTCGTGCTACTTCGCTTAGAGAAGTCGGCCTCCTTCCGGGAATCTCGCCGATCTGATTTTTTGACGCCTGTTCGGCCAATATTGCCTCGGCAATTTGGTTGGGGGTCAGCTCTTTCGGGGGCTCTTTTGGAGGGTTTGTTTGATCTGCCATAGGTGGTTTTGGTTTAGATTGGTTTTCTTTGGGCGGAGTTTCCGCGTCGCTAGGCGGATTGTCGGCGCCATCCTTCCTAGATCCATCAGTATTATGTGTTCGTCCGTGTTGTTCCCACCACACGCCGAACTGTTTTCGCCATTCAGCTACGACCTCTTCTGGCGAGTTATATGGAGGAGCCGGAGGAGCGGCAAAGCGAGGATCTGCGGGCATTTTTGAAATTAAAGCGAGGGAACTCCCTCATATCTTGCGCTCTCATGGCCAGCAAGCGATTCCTTTATCCAACGTTTTAGCGTCTCGACCTGATCGGCGTCCCATCCGGCCTCGCGGGCCCTGTAGCCTGCGATGGACTTGGATACGAAATCTGAGTCGCTCATCGCCCTGTCATAGTTATACCTGTCTTCCATTTCTGCCATCAAGGCCGCCTCCCTTTCTTGCTTGGACGTAAGCGACCTGAAGTTCGTCCTGAACATGTTCCTTCTCTTGTTCTCAACCTGCTGAAGGCCGGACGTAAATATCTGGGACAGCTTTCCCCTGTCCCAATCCCTAGAGTCATAACTCATGAGGCTTCTTTCGATCTCATCGAACTTGCCGGCCTTAGCCAGCTCAAGAAGGCGCTGCCTTTCGTCTTTCATGTTCGATGTATTTGCCATCTCGGAAAGAGCTCCTCCGAAAACGGCCTGCGCCAGCGGATAGAACGGGCCCGTGTAGCCATAAGATCCCTCGATGATGTCTATCGGTATATTCCATCCGGACGGCATGCCCTCTCCGTATGGGTTTGTTCCCGATGCGGCCTGAGAAACTCCTTGAACGGCTCCTAGGACCGATCCGGCGATCGGGGCTGCCTTGGACAGCCTTGCGACGTTCTTGAACCTCGATGTGGCTCCCGTGACCCCCGCCAAGGAGTCTGCGACGTTTATCCCGGCATCCGATATCGCGGCCTTGTTCTGTACGCCCATGGCGACTCCACGCTTGCCGAGCTCCTGCGTAAGGATGGAGTACGTCTCATCGTCCATCTTCCTTCCGGACGAATCATCCAGATAAATAAGCTCAGGAGTTGGAACTCCGGAAAATTGGTTAGGCTTAATGACCCGTCGACGTCCAGAGGAGGCAAGCTCGTTTACGGCTTTGCTTATGCCGGCATTTCCTTGGTTCCCGGCGTCTCTCCTGTAGGTGTCAGCCATCTGATATCAGTATTCCGTAGGGGTCCAAGTGGGAGCCGGTGCGGCCGGATCGGCAGGGGTGGGAGCAGGAGTAGCGGCTGTGGCAGGCGCAGGGACTACGGCGGGAGCCCAATTAGCCGACGGAGCGGCAGGGTCTGGAGCGCCCGGTATCTGCTTATACTCGTCGGACCATACGTCGCCTCCGCCTGCCGCTGCCGCCGGGCCTGATTGTTGCGGCCTGAAACCGGCGATAGCCGTCTCTCGAAGCGTCATCGGGTTTCCTAGCGGAGACGTGCTGAAGGCGGTCATAAAGTGCCTTCCGCGCTTATTCCACTCGCCCGCAGCCCAGCTGTACTTTCTGGCGAATGAGTTGAGTTGGTACTCGTATCTGGCCTTTTCTTCGGGCGTTTTTGCGGTCCTTACGGATTCCTTGAGCTGTTCCAGCACGTCGTCGGCCTGCCTTTCCCACACGCCCCATGCGGCCGAAGCGGCCTTGTCAGCGTCCGCGTCGGCTAGGGTTTTCAGCCTTTCTCCGGCAGTTACGCGAAGCTTTTCATTACGGATCTTATCACTTTCGTTCTGCTGATCGATGACCTTGTTGGCCCTATTTTCTCGGAACGTAGCGATGTCCTTTTGCATATCGAACTCACTTTTGTCCATGTCCATTCCAAGCCTGCCTGCTCCAAGCATGTAGTTCAACGTGTTGAACCTAGTGGTCTCCCTGAGGTTATTGGCCGCTATCTTCTCGCTCGACCAATTCTGCATGGCGGCGCGATTGGTGGCAGAGGCGTTGTTTATTCCTGTTATTCCAAGCTGGGATGTGAACTGATTGAGCTGATTCTGAGGTTGGTACTGCATGCCCATGATGTTGGACAGGCTGTCGCTTCGATCTCCTTGGTACGGCGAGTTGAGCTGTTGCATGTTAGAAGGAGGCGGCGGCGTGGTACTGAGAGCGGATGCCTAGGACCGTGGCCGTGGTTTCAGGGTACCAATTCCATGAGTTCTGCTCGATCCAAGCATCGGTCTTCTTGTAGTAAGAAAGCATGGCCTTGGCACCATTGTAGGTCTGCCTGATCTGCTGGTCGCGCATCTGGCCGGTATTCTTGATGTCCTGCCAATTCGAGTAGACGTCGCCGGCGAGCTGCGACTCGAACGGAACGACGGTAGGTACGCTGGTGGCGGCGACCAAGGCGGACTTGTTGATGTCCGACCCCATCTGCACGGCGGTGGACGTATAGGTCTTGAAGTAGGCGTCCAATGCTTGCGTGTAGGCCTGAAGGGCGACCTTCTTGGCTTCAAGCTTCTGCTCGAACGAAATATTGTCCTTGATCGCCGTGGCGGCGTTATGGCCTCCACCCATGGCCGCGCTCATGCCGGCCGCATATTGGGTGTTCTGGCTGACGTCTATCTCAGGGTCTTCATACAGGGCTTTTGCTTTGGCGGCCAGCTCGACGAGCTTTTCCCTCTGGTCTGCGTTGGTGGGGACGTTGTTAAGGAACGTGGTGCCACCGACGTCATTGGCCATCCCGTAGAGCAGCTGACTCCTGAAGTTCGGAGTCATCTCTTCGGCATCCTTGCTCATCCACCACTTGGCGACGTTGTTGTTGTCTATCCAGCTGGCGAGAGTCTCGTTGTACGCATCTTGGGTGCCGAGCATCTCGGTCTTGAGATCCCGGGCGTACAGGGTGTATCCCCTGTTGGGGATGTACCCCCATTGGTCAGGCTTCCAATGAGATTGGCTCGGGGATGCGGTATGTCCCGTAGGGAGTGTGTAATTCGCAGTAGTGCCTGCGTACGGATAAACTCCGTTACCCCAAGGATAGTGAGGATCTGGAAGCGGGGATAACATTAGTAGATGCTAAATAGGGATCTTCCAGCTACGGAGGCGTCCAATCCGCATGCAAGGATGCGCGCCGACCCGCCGGTGACAATGATCTTGAGCTTAACACCCATGGCACGTTTGTTGATCAAACCGCGCCTAACCGTGGCGCCCTTGGCGTCGCTAAACTTGTCCATGACCTGTTCGGAGTCAGGGTTTATGGTTATTGCCTTGATCTGGACGTTGGATTCGTCCGTGTTGTCCATGTGGACATAGAAGGCGTCATACTTCTTGTCAGCCATGGTGCGGAACATGTAGTTGCGCGTCCTGATCTCGGACGTGACGGCCTGAGAGGCGTCAACCCGGTCATCCACTAGGCCATCTTCGAGCCTGTAGAGCTCTTTTGACGTCACATCGAAGGCATGGAGCCTAGGACGGCCGTCTTTGCGGGCCACGAGCAGGACGGATGGGTTGAATGGGTACTCGTCGAGGGACTCAAACATGCCCTTAAGCTGCGGATTGAGCACCAAGACTCGCCAGCGGAGCTGACCTCCCTCTGAAAACGGGAGAGAAACGTAGAAACGGCCACAAAAAGCGACGATGCAGACCTTGTCGTAGTAAGCAGGGTCCACACGATCGATGATATCATGGATCAAGGTGCTCATCGGCTCTCCTCCCTCCAAGAACTTCTCGCCGGCGAGGACTTTTATGCCCGGGCGGCGGTTGGAATCAAAGAAAACGGTGATGCCTCCCATGGTCGCCAAGGCATCCTTGCCCGTCACTCCGTCGAAAGAGCTGATTTTCTGGACTTGGTGCAGGGCGTCCTGCTTTTTGGGCGTAGCCAGATAGCCCACGCCGGCCTTGATGGAGTAGATGCTCCTCTTGCCGAAGGCCAATATGGAGTTGTGGGCCGTCGAAATGGCTTGGATGGGGTCGTAAGTGCCCTGAATGAGGCTTAGGCTGTCAGCCGGGACGGGTTTTACGCCGCCATAGGCCGTGAACCTGAGCTGGTCGTTCTCGGCCGTCACGAGCCTTTCCGTGATATTCCCGCAGGCCGTGAAGGATTGGTCCGTCGACTCGGCGCAAATGGCGTTTTGGTAGCCTTGGCCGCGAACCCTTTGGTACTGCTGGATTCCCAGATCGCTGATAACCATCTCGCTATCGATGGTGTAGCGCTGGTTTGAGCCAAAGAATATGATGGAGTCTCCGCTGGCCCCATGTGCAGGCACGGCGTAGTCTGCCAATGAGTTGCTACCTAGGGAAAGGACGAGCAGGGAGCCCTTCCTAGGGGAGATCACGCCGTCCGTTATCCTGACGTTGCTGGCGTATTCCAGAAACGAGCTAGGCTCGAAGGTCGCGCTATTGGGGTAGCTAGCGAAACCTTCGAACCTCAGGTCGGCATCGGCTGTGACCTCTCTGGCCATTACTTGCCGGTGATGGAGGTGTAGACCTCACGGAGCTTTTCAGCCCAGCGAGCGCCGACATAGACGCCGCCAAGGAAGGCGACGATGAGGAGGGTGATGGTGATCATGGTTGGAAAGGCTCCCAAGCTTCCGTCGTCTCGCTCCATTTCTCTATGACGACGTTAGGGTTTGGCATTACGGTGGTTTCGGTGGCGAACTCGATGATGCAAGTCGCGCCGAACACGGAGGCTGGCTCTCCGTTGAAATCCGGGAACACGATTGAAATCCAAGCAGGAGGGCACTCGGTTTCATTTCCGCCAAACGGCTTTGTTGCCTTGTACTTGGTCATGCGTATGTGACTTTGAGGTTACTGACGTAGCAGGCCGCCCTCATTCCGGTCATGGTGGCCGTATTGACGACTCCAGCGTGTATGACTGCTCCCTCGACGGTTGGAGGGAGCGATGCGTAGGCATTGTATACGGCGACCAGCTCTATTCCATTTGCGTACAGCCTGACGACGCCATTGCCATTGCTGTGGATCTGATACTCGACAGACCTGCCATCTACGGGCGTAAACGATGTCGGAATGGTTCTTATCTGATTGCCCCTGTTAAGGAGGTCGGACTGATGAAGGCTGCCCGAGACGGTGTTGTCCTTGTACACTAGGTTTATTGGTCCAGATCCTATCCTAGTGATACCGATGGATCCAAACCCGTCAAAATAGTAAGTGCTAGAAAGGATGAATGCCGTGTTGTGCTTGGATGATAGTCCAAGCCAGAAATGGCTGTTCGCGTCAACGGACGTGCTTGCCCCGTAGTGCTTAACGATCGCGGAAAGTCTTATCTCCTTAGACCAATCAAGCCTAGGCTGGTCTAGGTTGTTCAGCAGCGTTCCGGGTACGATGGGGCATCCAACCGCAAGCATGGTCGCGTTGTAGGTGAAGCTTGCGTAGCCCGTAGATGAAGATGGCGCTATCAAGCGCCTAGTATTCGGAGTGATAGCCGACAGCCCTGTTTGGCTAAACGCCCCCATCCCGGAAGTAAACACCTCGCACTCCGTTAGCAAAACATGATGGGCGTTTGCCCTACTTGACTCATACCTAACAGACGAAGTCTGAATGCCTGCGGACAGCTCGGTCCAAGCGGCTGGATGAGTATCAGGAGCGTATCCGGCGGCCCCGATGAAGGCTTTGAACTTGTACAGCCTGTCATTGAATACGACCTGATCGCCGGCGGCGTAGGTCTTGCCGTTATCGTAGTCCGCTATCTTGCCGGCTCCGGATGGCTCAATGCCTCCTATGGCCGCATCAACATAGTCCTCGGACGCCACAGGGTTGGCCTGAGACAGCGAGGGACTGGCCGCTTGTAGGGCGGCTAGCGCGGACGCAGATATCTCATCGCCAACGTTGACGACGTTCTGCTCCGGAGGGGGCAGATACGACGATCCCATTAGATGACGCCCTCGTAGACGACGACCGTACCGTTGCCGACGATGTACAGCGGGCCTTGGTAGCCTTCCACGATGTAGATGCCGTCCTTGAGGATCTTCAGGCCATCGGTGTCACCTTCATTGTAGGTGATGTCACAATGGTTGTCCAGCGGCTGGATGTGCAGCTGGATGCGCTGTTCGCCGAGCTCGACAGGGTTGATCTTGGTAGGGGTGGCGGAGGCCTCGAAGGTCTTCGTCTTGAACCGCTTGATTAGCGGGGTGGTCTTGTTGAACATAGATTAGTATCCTCGAAAATTGATCCTTCGCGTCATGCCCTGCTGTCGGAGCACTTGGTCAAGGGCATGCTCCTTGGCGTTCTCGGCCCGGTTCTCGATGAACCCGAGGGTGTTCACGTCAAGAGATCCCTGAGCGCGGCTGTAATCGGAGAAGGAGCCCTGAGCGACGTAGTCGGCAAAGAGGCGCGGGATGGTCACACGGACCCAATTTGGGTCCAAGTCGGGAGGGGTTCCGGCAACGGAAGGCTCTTCGCCCGTGTAATTCCAGAAGTTGCCCTTGGACGGGTATCCGTTCACGGGAACCAAGCTGGAAGCTCCGTCGACAATGCCGGCTAGGCCGGGGCCCTCGTCGTAGTAGACCTGAGAGCCCTTTCGGTAAGAAGTTGCGACCCTCCAAGCGTCTCCGGACAGGACAGGCGAGTCTGGTCGATGTTCCACCCAGACGTCAGACGGACCAGAGGCAGACAGGTAAAAGCCGTTATTGATGCCATTGAAGTCGAGCTGGATCGAGTTGGTCGAGGCGAGCGGGTCCATGGACCACACGTCAATGAGCTGGCCGAGATCAGCCGGAGTGACTATCTTGCTCCTTCCGTCCTCCAAGGCGACGTTGCACTTGGTGTAACGCTTGAGGTCGGGCCAATCGTTGGACTCCCAGATGAGCTGGATCCTGCGGCTGGCGTAGTCGCGGATCATGGCGAACCTGTCAGGGGTCGTAAGGTTCCTGTCCAGCCCGCAGAATTGCAAGGCCGAGTGGAGGATTTCGCTGAAGTTGGAGTATCGCATTAAGGTATAAGGTAGCTTCCGACTCCCGGTATGGTGCCGAGGTCAGCATGGAATTGAGGCAGGTATGGCATAATCGGCTGACCGCTCATGCCTCTACGTCCGGTCGCTATGGGCCTTCCGTTCTCATCCTCATATCCGGAGTTTTCGTATATCGTTGCCGGGCCGCCCTTGATCCTGAACGGACTGTATGTTCCATCCATCCTATATTCATCCTGATTGCCAAACCTCTTCCCTTGCAGCGCCTGCATGATTTGTTCGGCGATCATCATTTCCTCTTCGGGCGTAAAGGCCTTTCCGGATCCAGAGGCTCCTGCAACAACTTCGCCTAGGAACCTGTCGGGAATCAGAGGGCTTTCTTCGCCCCCAAAGCTAGGATAGAGATGGAACGGAGTTCGTAATGTGTTTTTAGCCTGAGGCTCTAGCCCGGTCATGCCTTCGCGCGGAAGCGGAGGCATCTGGGGCAGGGGCTTGTTCTCGAAGTATTGGAACCTATCTGGACCGCCCGGACGAGCTATCGGGTTCCTACGAGCGGCCTCTTCAGCCTTGCGGGCGTTTTCAGCATTCCTTCGAGCGACTATGTCCGCCGAACTTTCGTAGGCGTTCGGGTTTTTTGTCCGCTGCTGGTTAAGCGGGGTTGGCGGAGTTGGCTTGCTCGGAGGGGTGGGTCCGGCGTTCCTCGGGCGCTCCCTGCCGTTGTTATATTCGGCCATGACGGTTAAAAGGGCAGTCCCGGCGCGACGATCTGCGCCTTGGACGCGACAGTCGGCTTGAACTCAGGGTTCTCCTGAAGGACTCGGTTCAAGAACTTCTTGTCCTGCCAGATGTCCGGGCCGAACAAGAACTTCATGTGCTGGTAGAAGTCTATGGGGATGCGGGCCTTGAGCTGGCCAAGACCCTCGGTAAAGTGGTGCTCATTTTTGTTGGTCTCGGCGATGAGCTTCCGAGCTGCCTCTGCTTGGACCTTACGGAGGTTCCACCCCGAGCGAAACTCCTCCAGCATAGGCTGGAGAAGGTCGCCCGGGATGGCTTCATGGATGGGCGGCAGCTCAGCCATGACCTCGTACGATTAGGCGTTGTTAGCCTTGTAGTCGAACATGCCGAAGCACAGCGGGCTCTGGACGACCAGAGCGGCCATGGCTTCCATCATGCGACGAGGGCCACCACCGTTTTCGGTGAGCTCGCGAACCTGCGCGATGTTGCCACCGTATCGGATTTCGAGGTACTCCCACGGGATGATGAAGCCCTTGGTCTTCGCGTTCTGGGCGTGAAGATTGACGTGCTTCTTGGCGTCGGCCTCGGTTTCGTACTTCGCCGGGGCAGCCGTGGTGGCGCCGGTGACGAAGTCGGTCACCTTGACGGCGACGAGGTTGGCGGCGATGCTGATGTCGCCGTCGTAGACGTGCCACTCGCCGGCGGCGTCGCCCTCGACGAACTTGATGGTGTAGGGGTTGACGCCGGCATGCAGGAACTGCGACGGGATCAGCGAGAGACGGCCGAAGTCACCCTCGAACACGTCCACGGAAGCCTTGATGGTGTCCGAGTTGGCGTCGCGGTTGTTCGTGATCTTGCTGGTGTCGGCAGGAGCGCGCTGGGTGTACACGAGGTTCGTGAACTGCCTCTTGAGGGAGGTGCCGACGACGGCTTCGTGGGAGCGGAACTGACCGGTCTGCTCGTACACCGAGGTCATCACGTCCTGAACGTCGTTCTCGGAGAGATTGTCGACGGTGAGGCCGGTGCCGACGATGGAGGTCGACGGAGTCAGGAAGTTCTCGTTGATCGAGCGGATTTCCTGCCTGTAGTTGCCCGCGGCCGAGTTGGTGGCCTGAATGCCATACTTGGTCTGGGTGTTGTACTGAGCGGAGGCCAGCTCGGGCTTGATCCACGCCGTGAGGCATCGGGTACGATAGGGCAGGGTGCCGTTATCGAGGACCGGGAGGATGTCCGAGGTGAAGGTCAGCTCCATGGAGCGCTTCAGGTCGATGGTGGCCTTCGAGAGCTGACGCGAGAGCTCATCCTTGACGCCCGCGATGTTGAGGACGTCCTGCGTCAGGTTGGAGACGTGGACGGCCCTGCGGAACATGTGGATGTTGTTCTCGACTTCAGTCCTGAAGCCGACGGTGTACTGCTTGAACGTGTTGCCACCGAGGCCGGCGTTGGCGCCGTCCATGTTGTTAGGATCAACGTCCTTGCCGTCCACGATACCGAGTTCCACGGAGGGCTCGGGATTGCGGTCGACCTGCCAGCGGAAGGTCGTGTTGCCGGGCTTGGAGCCACGCTTGGCCATCGAGGTGATGGGCGTGTCCTTGGCGTCGACGTTGAGGATGAGGTCGCTCAGTTCCTCGCGGATACCGATGCGGGCGCCGGGGAGGGGGCGCTGGTTCTGGAAGTCCCGTTCGTAGAGATTAGCCATGATGTTTGGTCGTTAGATGAACTTGCTTTTGAACACATCTGCCAGATCGTCGATCGTCCCGCTCTTGCGGTAGCGCTCCATGCTAGAGGCGTACTGAACCGGGTCGCTTTTCTGCGGCCGCGGCGCGGGTGCGCTGCTCATGCTGGGTTGCACCGGAACCCTCCTCTGAGTATTCTGGGCGACGGCCTTCTGAGCCTTGTAGCTCATCATGCCATTGACCATGTGGGCAGCGTATATCTCGTAGTCCGGGAACCTTTTGATCTCGGGCATGGCATCAACGAAGGCCTTGACCTTGGTCGTCCTGTCATCCGTGGGATCATTGAGCCAGCTGAACTCGCTTCGGGCGAACTTCTTGGCCTTGTCCTTTTCTTCGAGATACATCAACTGCTTGGGAAGTTCTTCCTCGATGGCTTGGAGGGCCCTGACTTTCGCCTTGGCTATGTTCTCCTTCGACACCGGCTCGCCTTCACCTTCAGGGTAGTATCCGTCCGGGTAGCGCTCGCAAAATAGTCGGATCTTTCGCTGTTTCTCAAACTCGGCCTGAATATCGCCCACGCTTTCGAGCTGCGCGAATGGATTTTGCGCATCTGTGCGGACGACGGCCTTGGATCGCTTGAGTTCTGCGACTTCCTGTTCTAGCCTGCTAGCCTTCTCCTCGGCTTCCCGCCTCAGGGCCGTCAGCTTGGCGAGTCGCTTTTGGACGCCTGTGGTGGGGCGTTCCGTGCTATCGTCAACCTGTTGCTCGGCATCTTCGGCTTCCGTGGTTGCCTCCGGCATTACTGCCTCGGGCGCTTCCGGCGACTCCACGCCGGTGGTTTGTTCTATCTGGCCGCCAGACAGCACCCGGGAGAAAAAATCTTCCGGGCTTTCTTTTGCGTTAGGTTCGGCTTGCCTAACGTTTTCGTTCATGGGGGGATTAATCTCGTTCCCAAGTTCGAGATCAGCTTGTGGCTGTTGGTCGTTTTCCATATGTATGGAGGTCAGCGTTTAACGTCCGCAGAGACGTAAGGATTGATGGTCGACGTATTCAGCAAAGCAATACACTCTACTGCTGTGCGCTGGTTTGACCCGTTTTCGGCTTAAGAGCGGCGTCCCGGCGGTCTTGGAGATGCACGAGAATCTCGTTCAGCGCATCAAGCCTACCGGCTGAGTGAACCCTAGCTTCTCCCGTGGTGGCCGGAGACATGACCTTGCCCATCTCTATCTGGAGGGCGAAGTCAATGACGACTAGCACGGCCTTGAACAGTTCGGATGCGTTCGGGTCCGTGGCGCCGAATGCGTTTTGGACGTATTTGTTGGATTCTGGTGTCATGGGTTAGATCATCATCTGGGCGGGAGGAGGCTGGGTCTCGACCTGAGGGGCGGGGGCCTGCGTCTCCGCGGCGGCGGCGGCCTGCTCTTCTCGGGCCTTGCTGAACTCCTCTTGGATCTTTTCCGATGCCGGCGAAACGCCGACTCGGCCGATCTGCTTGTTCTTCTCCTGCTCGACGGAGAACTGAAGCTGCTTCATGTAGTTCTCCAGCAGTATCTGGAAGATGCGGTCCCCCTGAGCGGCCTGCTGTGCCTTCGGGTTCTTCGCCAAGATGTCCTGAGCGAACTGAAGCTTCGAGGAGGCCTGAGGGTCGTTCTCGACGTATTGGGCCTCGTTGCCGAGCATCATCAGGGCGATGTCGTTCGTGACGTCCTTGTAGAGCTTCTGGGACGCGGTTGCCTTGTCGATGACGAGCTCGCGGGCGGCGTCCGGGCTGATCGACTCGATGACGAGCTTGACCAGCTTATCGCGGTCAATGACCCCGGAAACGTCCAACGGAACGACAGTCTCGACGATGGACTTGAGCTTCTCGCGGACGAAGTCCGGGTCGGCGTCCCTGACGTCGAACCTTACGTTCAGGTCATACTGCGAGTGGATGTCCGAAAGGCCCTGCTTAAGCGGGGATCCTGTGATGCGGACCACCTCTTCCTCTTCCATGAACTGAAGGCACAGGGAGAACATCTGGCTGAAGCAGCGCGTCCAGAACATCAGCCAATTATCAACCTGAAGCTGCTTCATCATCTGGATCTTGACGGGGTCGATGGGCTTTTCTCCGACTTGGAAGCCGAAGTAATTGCCAAGGTTCTTTTCGACCTGCTCGATGACTTGGAAGGCGTACTCGGCACGGCCGGCAGGGGGCTCGAGCCAAGTGTAGTCATCCTTGTTGGTGACGGGCAGGACCTGACCGGGTGCGATCCTATTCAGGGCTCCTATTCTCTTGACCACCTTGACGGGCGGAAGCACTTCGATGGCCGTGCGGTCACGGATGGCGTCGTGCTGGGCCTTGACCTCCTCCTGCTCGGTCTTGCATATCTCCGGGATTCCGCGGGATTCCGTGACCTGTCGCCGCGAAGTCTCCATCCGGAGCTCAACGAACGGGTACATGTTGTGAGCGTAGTTCAGAAGCTCCTGCTTCGCGTACAGCTCGCTGCCGACCTGAGGGCAGAAGACTGTGTAATAGATTGCCGGGATGTTATCCTTGTCCAGCTGGCGATAGTAGGCCCATACGAGCTCCACAAGGTTGTCGCCGCGCTGGATGTTGGAGTTCAACATCGTCGTGGTCGGAACCAGATTGGGGTCATTGAAGTAGTAATGATTTCCCATCGTGCGGCTGGCGCTTTCGACGAACTCTTTATCCCATCCGTCTACTTCGCCCATTGAGCGAAGCTCGACCTCTGTGACGTACTGACGCCGGAAGATGACGCGGGCCTTCTGAAGGTCGCTGGTTTCTGGCGGGAAGCACACCTCGTCATATGGCTTCAGGGCCGAAACGACGGGGAGGTTGCGGGCGACGTACGGCTCGTCGATGTAGCCGGTACCCGTCTCGCGCATCGACTTGACGCACTTCCTGAGGTCAGGCTCCTTGATGTTCGGAAGGAGGGCCGTCATGAGCTGAACGGCGTAGTCGTCCTTTCCGGACTGAATCGCGGCGACCAGATTGGCCATCATGGAGTCTCCGGAGTTCTGCATGCGGGCCTGCTCGGCTGCCATGGCCAACTCTTCCAAGCTGATGGTCTGGGTGCGCTTGCCCATCTGGCGGTCCCAAGTGACCTGCACCACGGACCATCCGTAATTTAGCATGTAGTCGGCGTGGAGCTCGGCCTCCTTGTGAAGCTCAAGCTTCATCTTGGTCTCGATCAGCCAGCGCATCAGGTTCGTGGCCGACGCGGCCGCCATGGTGTCTCCGATCTCGGTGCCGCCCACCTTGAGGGTGCATGCCTTGAACGAGTGCATTAGCAGGGCCTTTTGCTCACGCACGAGGCGGTCGACCAGCCTGATGCGAACGTCTGACGCGCCCTCGAAGGGGAACGCGGGATCTCCGTCCGGGCGGGCGTAGCTGTGCTTCTTGCCGTCGTCGGTCTGTCCGGGCCAGCGGGCGAGACGAATATCGTCGGCATAGTTCATCTTCGACACCATGGTGCCGTGATAAGCCGAGCGCTGATATTCGTTCAGCAGGAACTGTATGTCCGGCACCCTGTTGTGGAATGCCAGCTGGTCGCGCTGATTAGGGTGATTCTTGTACTTTATCGAGGCCATTGGTGTTCTTGGTTATGAAATCTATGATGTCGTCCCGGTAGAACATATACTGACCTCCGTTGGTCTTGTATGTTCTCACGGATCCGCTCCGCCTTAGGCGTAGCAGGGTCGACTTGCTCAGGTTGAATACGACCGAAGCTTCGGCCAGACGGAGCAGGGGAGGGGTGTTGGCGGGTAGGTTTAGCATGGTATCAATAGCTTCCTCCTCCGACCGCCTTGAACGTCTTGTCGTCCGAGTAACCCGGTTGCATGACGGCGAGATACCTCATGCAATCGACGGGGTCCTTGCTGGCGCCCTTCTCTCCGTCGAGGCCTGTCCATTCGCGCAGGCACCAGATCGTGTTTATGCAGTCTTCGGATATGTAAAGCTTTGGCTGATTGACGGCGCTGAGGGGGTTGTTCTGGTCGTAGGAGAACCAATCGTTGAGGATCCCAACGCCCTCTTCGAGCCTGAGGCCGGCCGCCGGAGTGAACCACATGGGGTTCGGGTCTTCCTCTAGGAGTTGTATCAGGGTCACTCCGCCCTCCTTGTTTATGGCCGTGGCGTTCCCAGCCCTAGGGTCGATGTACCTCTCGAAAATCTCTTCGCCGGCTTCAAGCGAGCGTATGTGCTCCTTGATCTCGATGACGCCCATGCCGGCTCCTTGGCGTTGCGCGGGCCCGGGCTTGCCGTCCGGCTTCTCGCCGTTGAGAGCCCACTCACCCATGCTGATGTCGGGCCATTCTCGGTACACATACTTGTTCCCATTCTTATCTACCCGCATCCAGCACATGAACCAATTCCTAGCTCCGGCCGGATCGACGACCATGTAGTTCGTGCCCTCGCTGGGTATCTTGTCGGCCGGTATTATGTTCGGCTCTCCGAACCTTGGGAACTGTGAGCCAGACAGGGACTCGGCCCATCCGTACGCGCGTATCTTGACTTCGTACGGCCCGCGGCCCCTGAGGGCCAGCTTGATCTGCTCGAACGGGGAGTAGCTGTTCAGTATCGAATGGAACCAGATAACGTTCGCGGAACCCTTCAGGCAGGAGGCCGTGTAGGGCATGTGGCCCTTGGGTATGTTGGGAACGTTCTGCGTGTCAGGAAGCAGGTCCGCCTTGAGGGTCTTCTTGAAGCGGCACCCGGAGACGTACTCCTTGACGACAGGCGTATAGCCCGTGATAGGGGTGAAGGTCAGGAGCATCTTGCCCGACCTAGTCACTAGTCGGTAGCGCAACGTCTCAACCCAATCAGGAGGGACAAGCTCGTCGCACCAGATCATGTCCGGCTCGCCACCTTCGATGACCTTCTTCTCCTGACCGTAGTTCATGAAGAAACATTGGCTCCGGTTTGGCAGGACGAACGTCGCGTCGGTGAAGCCGTTCTTCTGCGAGTATTGGATGTTCGTTACCTTGGTCTTCTTGGCGTTCTTGAACTCCGGCGGCATGTACTTCCAGATGACCGCCTGTTGCATCTGGATGGATGTCTGCGAGGTCGTGTGCAGGCACCATATTCGCGAATTAGGCCTAGTGCAGAGAAGCTGCATGATCCGCTTGGCCGCGTACTCGGTCTTACCGGCTCGGTTTCCGCCCATGATAAGCAGCTCGTTTCCGGACATGAGCAGGCCGTCGGCCTCGCGCCAATGATCCGGCTCGAATCCATGCCTGTATGGGTCGGCTACCTCGGCCTTTATTTTTTCCTCGCGGCGCTTCAACACCTCGACGACGCCTTCTGGACCTATCTCGCGCGCCAAGTCTATCAGGTCTTCGCGGGACGGAGTGTGTATGATGGGATGCTTCGTCACCATCAGCGGGGCTTCCCGCGTCCCTATGTTGACCTGATCGAACGACATTTAGTAGCTGTTTCCGTACAGCGGAAGCGTACTCCTGTAATTTCGGCCCATCTGAAGCAGGGCTCTCTTCATGGCCGCCGAATAGCCGGCACCCACGGGCGCCCATCCGTCCTCGACGGCCTTGTGCACCCCGACTATCGGAACCCCGTTTGAAAAATCCATTGGCGTGAACGTTACGGCGCCCCTCGTGAATTGGGACCTGTGGCCGAAGAAGTTTACGCCGGCGTACGGCTGTCTGGCGGCCGACAGGCCGCCATCGTTTTTTATTTTTCGCTGACTCGCGTACTCTCTGCCTGCGATGCGAAGGGCTTGCATCCTAGCACCCCACCTGACCGCTTCGAGCTGCTCCTTGAAGCTGGCTCCGATCTTGAGCTCAGGTCCTGTTTTTTGTCCGCCAGCGGCCAGCATTCCGGCCAGCCCGTCCGACACCTTTACCATGCCCCCTTTTCTTTCGCCGCCGGCCGCCAGCATTCCGGCCAATCCGTCGGAGACCCTTACGACGCCGCCTTTACGCTCGCCGCCGCGCTCAAGCATCCCCTTGAGCGACATGGCGTCCGATTTGTCGTCGAAGTACTCGCGCTGTTGCTGGACGTAGTTCTGAAGGTTGATCGCCGCGTTATAGTGGACGGCGGCGGTCTGGGCCGCGTCCTCCTGCTTCCTGAAGAGCGCGCCCATCGAAGCCGCGGTATCCGGGCTGGCGTCCTCCGGCGTATCGTTCGCCCGGGCTCGATCAAGCTGGGCCTGCCTTACCTGTCGGTAGGCCTCCTCGCTGCCCTTGATTAAGTCCGGCTCGTCGGGCATTTACTTGCAGCCCTTGTAGCCCTTCCAGCCCTTGCCACATGACGAGCCCTTGTCGGACTTGTCGGACTTGGCGTAGCCGGGCTGCTTGCGCTCGTAGGCTTCGTAGCGGGCGGATTCAGCCCTCTCGGACTTGCTGCTGGTTTCCTTGTTTGAGTTGTATGGCTTCTTCATGTTTGCGCCTGATGGTTGTGAAAAGTTTCTGTGGGCTGTCCGGGCGGAGCGAGCATATGAGCTTGCTCCCCTTGCGGTCGACGAGGATTTCGGCGCCGGGGTAGAACAGCCTTGCGTCGGCTACTATGACGTTGTGGGACTTGCCGTCAATGAGGACAGTCATGATCCGGTGGTTCGGCCAATTCGTCCGCGATACGATGGCGAGCTTCGGCCAAGACTCCTGAGGCTTGTCGCAGATGCCGAACTTCTCGTACACCTTGCGGGTGCCGGCCTCGGTGAAGACGATCGGGCACATGTGCTCGGGCTTCTCGCCCTGTCTGAGCCGGTTCCAATCCTCGCCGGCCTTGAGGTTGTCGCGACGGAACCGGACCATCTCGTCCCTAGGCAATCCGAACCGCGCTATTATGTCCTTCTCAGTCTGCATGGTGTGAGGCGTAAAGGGCTTCGACGAAGGCCTCGTCGATCCAAGGAGCCGGACAGACGCGGATGCCGACGAACGGCTTGTGGTGGCGGCACTTGACCACCTGACCGAAGACCACCTGAGAGTCGTCGTGCCAGAAGCCTTCCTTGGTCAGCACGTCGCAGATGGTCTTAGGCAGGTTGTCCCAATCCGGTTTGACCGTATGCGGGAGGCTCTTGCGCCTGTCGCCCTTGTTCAGGGGGAAGGCGAACGTCATCCTGAGCCAAAGCGGGCCCTCGAGCGGCTTGTCCGGCTTGTGCTTCTGGATGTGCTTGGCAAACTCCTGCCCCCAAATCTTGACCTTGGATTTCGACGTCTTGCCGATGAACTGCCGTCCGTCGCGCGTCTTGAGGATCCTTAGGTCGGTCTGGTGGGTCGTCCGTATCGGTTCTATGTCGACGGTGAAATCAACGCGGAGTGGATCCTTGCTGATGAGCTCCTTCGTTGACATGGGCGTAATAACGAAGACACTACGGAACCATGTCAAACGATAATGGACGCTTGGACACCTCTCCGAGCTCGGACCACAACGCCTCGCGCGTCGACCCGCAGCGTCGGGCAGCCGTCGAGGAGCTCCTGAGGGCCGGCAGGCCGATCGACGAGATCGCCAAGCTCCAGCGGATGTCCCCGAACAACGTCATGGCCATCAAAAGGTCGATGCCGGAGGCAACCGGCCTTAACGACGAGTTCAAGGCGGCCACCGTCCGGAACCTGAAGTCGTTCGTCCAGCAGGCCAGCCAGAAGCTGGTCGACGAGCTGGACAGCCTGCACGTCTCCCAGATCCCAATCGCCATGGGTATCGCCATAGACAAGATTCAGGCCCTCCAAGACCAGCCTCAGGCGGTCGTCGAGCACAGATTCACGATTGACCACAAATCCCTTGACCAACTCCTCAAAAGTAGGGGTAAGGACCTGAAGAGCGCGAAGGAAATCGTCATAGACGGCCAATTTGAGGTGTCCAAGCCGGAGGAAACCGCAAAGTTCCTCACTTGGGCCAAAGACCCTAAGGGGGATTTTTTGGATTCGAGCAGTACGTCTGGCAACCCGTCGATACAGAAGACGGACGACGAGCTTCAACCCCCCCCGCCCCCTTAATCATGACCGATGGACGTCGGATTTGATTTCGCACAAGATCCATTATGTCTAATTGATGAACCAATATGAGCTCAAAGCTCATCATTCCGTCCATCTGACCGGCAATCTGATCGATACCCACTTGACAAGGGGTCGTTCTTTAGGAGCCTACCACTAGGGGGTCACGCGTTAATATCGATCCTAGCTCAATCCCAATCGGCTCAGAACGAGCTGGGACAGGCTAACCGGTAGTAAGCTCGTCCTTACCCTGATCTGGCCTCCTGAGGCATCCTAGGCTATGGAAACGGGCCATTGGCAGGACGACCATTTCCTCGATGGCCTTGGGGTCGTCTGGTCGGTCGGTACGGCCGGCGCTGATGACTTTGGGATAGTATTGTTCGACGCCTACCTTGGCATACCTGACCTTGTCGGTCTTGGCACAATGGACGATCAGGAAGGCTGGCCTGTCGGTGACGTTGGATAGGTCCATGAGGTAGTCCCACTTGGCCTTGGACAGCCAATAGTCCTGCCGGTGTTCGGAGCGACACTTGACCTCTGCGTAGGCGTGGGCGTACATGCGGTCGTCGCTATGGTCATGCCGACATAGGGCGTAGTCATGCTGGGCCATGGGATGGCTGATTACCGGAGTGGCGTTCCAATGTAGCGCTACAAAATCTATGACCTCCTGCTGTCGACGTCGATCCGCGTGGCTCTCATAGATTGGTATGGACATGGCGTGTGCTCTGATCTGAATTGGTCCGGTATGGCACGCAAACCTAAAAACAACAAACGCAGGAACAACAACAAAATCAAGGCTAGGGTGAGCACATGCCCGGCTGACAAACTTGGGAGCGATGTGCCGGCCAAGCACCGCACATGGTTCGATGATGTGATCGACGAGAACGATGAGCTCTCTGGTGCGATAATGCTGGAGCCGCGCGAGCAGCTCGATGAGGCAATCGTCGGATGGGATATGGATGGCCACCATGTCATCTACAGCTACGAGAAGCTGGTGGCCGTATTCTACGAGGCCTTCGACGATGAAGATGAAGATGACCGCATGGTGACGGCCGTGGAGTGGGTCGATTATAATGTGGTGCGCGGAGTGGGATACATGGGCGAGCGTCGGCCGATCATAATACGCACCGGCGAGCGCGAGTGATTTGAAGGGCCCATAGCTCAATGGTTAGAGCAGTCCCCTCATAAGGGATTGGTTCTCGGTTCAAGTCCGGGTGGGCCCACCAAATTGATTTCATTGGATATCAACTACTTGCGGATATCTGGCGAAATAATGGGTCAAACGCATTGACATGGATCATATGCTGGTCAAAGTCATTGCCTCACACGCATCACGCATATGAAAAAAGACAAAACACTAGACCAGCTTGAACAGCTGGTAGAACGCCACGCCGAGCTCCGTAAGGACATGCTCAAGGCCGAGAAGGAAATCAAAGCCCATCTCGACAAGCACCTCGAAGGAGCGAACGGCAAGAAACTCGCCCGGGTCATCGACCTTGCCCTCAAGCTTAAGTACGGCCATGCCTAATTGGGTAATGAATGACTTCGTGGCGTTCGCCGCCACGCGCGAAGAGCTCGACGCTCTCCTCGACCTGATCCTCAGCAAGACGGAGAGGCAGGAGGCCACCTTCGGCCGGCTGTTCCCCGACTACGACCCCAAGCGCGAAGATTGGTACGATTGGAACGTCCAGAACCTCGGCACCAAGTGGGAGCCTACTGATCTGGATGTCTATGGCCCTATCAACGCAGACAAGGCGTATGGTCCGCGCTCATGGCGTCTCGACCTCGTGTTCTCCAGCGCATGGAGTCCGCCTCTTGGCATCATGAAGAAGATCGCCGAGCGTTTCCCCAAGCTGAAGTTCCGCATCAAGTACGATGAGCCGGGCATGTCCTTCAGGGGGCATCAATGGTGGAACAACGGCAAGATGACCAAGGACTCGTACACCGACTACTGACATGCCCATCACGCACAACAGGCCCAGCCCCAAGCTCGTGGCCGCAGACGTCGAGGCCGACCATGAGCGTCGTGCCGCGTTCGCGGCTTATCGGCTTGCCGGCATGGGGGCCAAGGTCAAAGTCAATGGCATCGCGTACGACAACAACAGCAGGAGCCTCCTGCTGGATCTCGTCAATGACATGACGGGGCGCATCCCGCACGGACACATTTCCCAACCCAACACAAAATGAGCGAACAGAAAAACACGCGCGTCACGATCAATGACGCCGAAAACTACCACGACGCAGACGTGGTCATCACCAACCCGCAGGCCATCGTCCCGATGTTCTACCGGTCCGACGAAGGCCTCAACCAGAGCTACATCAAGAAGGTTCTGGACCATGGCATGCACACGGCCCGCAAGATCGTGGACGAGCAGGACGAGCCCACCGATGACATGCTCATCGGGAGCGCGTTCCACGCCATCATGAGCGGCAAGCAGGACATCATCGACTCCTTCATCAAGGTGCCGAAGGTGGATCGTCGCACCAAGGAGGGCAAGGCGCTCCATGCGTCCTTCCAATCCCTTGCGGCCGACGGCAAGACCATCATCGGCGAGAACCTGTGGGAGCAGGCCGAGGCCCTGACCGGAGGAGCCAAGCGTGTGCTTGAGTCCGCGGTCGACCTCAAGTCCGGCAAGCTCATCACCGAGGTCCCTCTCAAGGGCATGGCCAAGGCCACCTATCGCATGCGTGACGACTACGCCGGCTATTGGTCCAAGGACATGAAGGACGACGACAGCCACCAGCTCGTCATCGAGCGCGTGGTCAAGGGCCAGCTCGACGCCATCTTCGTCCCCGACAGCGACAAGGAGCCCATCGTGGTCATCGACTACAAGACGGCTCCGAGCTCGACGATGGGCAAGGTCATCAAGAAGGCCCGTGATGACATGTGGAAGCTTCAGGCTTCGCTGTACGCCGGGCTCGCGTCCGCGTATTACAACAGGCCCGCGCTGGTCATGTACATCGTGGCCGGCAAGGATACCGGTGCTCCGCGCGCCTATCTGTTCGGCCAGAAGTCCATCATCGAAGGACGCCAGATGCTCGCCAACGGCATCATGCGTATCGCCACTCAGTCGCTGGATCAGAGCATGACCGACGACGAGTACTTCGGCATCGCCGTCATCTGACATGAGCTCGTCCGAACACATCCGGCGTCTCGGCTTCGACGCGTGGGCTGACAGCAAGCTCGTCAACGCCATCGAGGACACGCCCTACATCATGCAGGGCGAAGGCAACGTCACCTACGAATACGAGGACGTGACCATCAGGCTCGATTGGAAGCCTGACGGCTACACGGCCAGCATCCGGGCCTACACGCCCGAGGGCTGGAAGGAACGCTCGACCAGCCACAAACGATGAGCGACATGCTTAGCAAGGCCAGCCTTCCGTTCAAGGGCGTCTGGATACCCGCCAAGATATTCAGCGATGTCACGATCAGCACGAACGCCAAGCTCCTCTGGTCCATCATCCACATCCTCTCGAACGAGAATGGCTGCTACGCGTCCCGGGCCACGCTCGGTGCGTACCTGAACTGCTCTGACCGGAACATCCAGCTCCTGATCGGGGAGCTGGAGCTTGCCGGCCACATCAAGCGCGACCCTAACGGCGTCCTCTGGGATATCGTCACGCTCGCCTTGGATGGGGGTGAAGAAAACTTCACCGGGGGGGTGAAGAAAACTTCAGGGGAGGGGCGAAAGAAACTTCACCCTATAGATACTAATGATATAAACGATAGGAATAAGATACAGGCGGGGGAGGAGTTTCAGGCCATCATCAAGGATTGGCCCAAGGACCTCTGGAACGCTTGGAGCGACTATGTGGCCCTCAGGCGTCAGCGCAAATGGACCACCAGCCTCAGCTGGCAGGTCAAGCAGGCCAAATACCTGTCTGGCTTCGATCCTAGCGCCTCCATCGACGCCCTTGAGACCTCGGGCCGCAACGAGTGGCAATCCGTCCATGTGAAGGCCGCCAAGGGGGTCTATGGACGCCCTTCCAAGCCTGCCCACACCGACGCCGACCACGCCAAAGGCTTCTGACCCATGAAACAGATCGAACAAACCAAATACTACGTCCTGCCGGACGGCTCGGTAGTCAGGCCCCTCAAGCCTAGGCTCAAGGGCAACATCCGGTATTGGAACCTGTGCATCAATGGCAAGCTCAAGGCCTTCAGCCAGAAGACCCTGATCAAGCTCTACGAGCAGAACAATGGCTGACCACTTCTGCCTGAATTGCGCCGGCCCTATCAAGCTCCACTCCATGGAGGT